AACTTAGCCGGAGATTCACAAATGTTGACATATGCCGTGATTATATTGTTGCTAATTTGGTTAATAACCATGATGTCTGGATAGGTCATCTTCTGACCAATGATGCAGACATTGAGTATCGTAAACGACAGAAAATTGTTCAATCGTTGACATACACCTTTACGAATGACATTGAATCATTAATGAGTCAGGAGAGCCCAAATGATTCATTAATAGTACATGACGGTGAGTATCCGAAATTGCTACAGAAACTTTTGCATGATGAAATTTCGCTGGAATCAATCTGTATACTGAATAAGATACTCAACTTCTTACCGTCATGGGATAAGAAAATCGGTGATACCATTCACTATCCTAACATCAGTCGAAAAATAAAAAAGTACACACCGTTCATACCGTTTGAACAAACAAAATACAAACTTATACTCAAAAAGGAATACGATGCGAATACAGAAAATATATCTTGATATGGATGGAGTATTGTCCGACTTCAACAAAAGATATAAAGAGGTCTTCAAAGAAAAAGCGGCAAGCAGCCGTGAACGTGGTGAGAAACATGATGAAAAATGGAATCAATTTGTAGATGGTAGCAACTTCGAAACTTTAGATTGGTATCCTGGTGGTAAAGAACTACTAAAGTATATTATCTCACTGGATATTCCTGTCGAGATACTCTCTTCTTCGGGCGGTCGTATGCATCATGAAGAGGTGAAGCGACAGAAAAAGGTTTGGCTGAAAAGACATCACATCGACTTTACAGCCAATATCGTACCTGGTCGTCATTTGAAGGCGAACTATGCCAAATCGGATATTATTCTTATTGATGATACGCAAGATGTCATTGATGACTTTAATATGGCAGGTGGTATAGGAATTCTTCACAAAGATACGGCTAAAACGATAAAAATCGTGCAATCCGTTCTTGACGATACATATATACAAGTATATAATGAATCATGTGGACAAGACGCACATACTTTTTAACAATTAACTTATACGAGGTAAACTATGGCAGATTTTGCTAGTCTCAAAAGCAATCGCAATTCGTTCGACAAACTCACCAAAGCGATTGAATCAATTAATACACCAGCAGAAGGTTCTAAAGACGATGATCGTTTTTGGCAACCGGAAGTAGATAAAGCCGGTAATGGTATGGCAATTATTCGTTTTTTGCCAGCACCAGCGGCAGATGGCGATGATGCACTTCCTTGGGTTCGTGTTTTCAATCACGGCTTTCAAGGTCCTGGTGGTTGGTACATTGAAAATTCTTTGACCACTTTGAATCAGAAAGATCCAGTATCAGAGTATAACTCTGTGTTGTGGAATTCTGGTATCGAAGCGAACAAAGAAATTGCACGTAAACAGAAACGCCGCCTCACATACATTTCAAATGTATTGATCGTTTCTGATCCTAAGAATCCAGAAAATGAAGGCAAAATCAAACTGTATAAGTTTGGTAAGAAAATCTTCGATAAACTGACCGAAGCAATGAATCCTCAGTTTGAAGATGAGAAAGCAATCAATCCATTCGACTTCTGGGATGGTGCGAACTTCAAAATCAAGATTCGTCAAGTTGAAGGTTATCGTAACTATGACAAGTCTGAGTTTGATTCTCCGTCAGCGTTATTTGATGGTGATGATGCTAAACTTGAAGCATTGTGGAAAAAAGAATATTCACTCAAAGAGTTTCTTGATCCTAAACACTTTAAGTCATATGATGTGTTGAAGGCAAAACTTGATAAAGTTCTTGGTCTGGATGGTGCTGCACCAGTGTCTAAGACTAAGGCTGAAGACTTTACACCACGTTCTTCACCGGACATTGAAGATGAAGAACTTGATTACTTTAAGTCTCTAGCAGAAGATTAATTAGGTTTGACGGCACCTTCGGGTGCCGTTTTTTTATGTAGTTTGTCGATTCAAAATAGCACTCAGCACGTTTTCATTTGTCTGTGCTACATTTCTTGGTGAGCCTATTCTTTCTTCAACTTTCTGTGATGCTATTTTTACAGAGTTGTCGATGAACGTTGTTCCCTTATTGAGTTCATCTTCCAAGCCTCTCATCAAACTTTTCATATCACTAGAAGCAAGACCCAATTTGCCTCCAGACATCTCATCAAGTGCTGTCATGCCGCCCATCATGTCTTCAATCATTTTTGATGCAAAACTTTTTTGTTTTTGTTCAGGAATTTCCTGCATAGCATTTTTTGCCATCGTAAACGGTGTTCCTTCGACAGGACCAATATCGTTCGATTCTTTTGCTAGTGCTGTGAGTTGAACATTTGGAAATAAACTTCTGTATCTTTCAGCCGCTTCTTTTGATTGAAACTGAACATGTATGTGTGGACCGGTTGCTTTAGAAGATGGATTATTCAACTCATCGATTACTCTTACGTCACCAGGTCCTAAACCCAAATCTGATAAATGTTTTCTAACTGCGGCTGTCGCTGCGGCATATTCTTTTGAACCGCCATTTACAGTAAAGTCTATTGCAAGTCCCGAATTGTGTTTCGAGCCTGGTGATACTTTACCATGAAATGCGTCATCAAATGCTGTGAATTGTTTGAAACCCGGAACAAATCCCATAAGATTTTGTGCTAATACGTCTGTTCCAGCTTCGTGAGGTTCAGCCGACACATCACCTTTTTTCATTTTTTCTTGCAGTGCTGCTGTTGCTGCCGCACTGCCAGCACCAATTACTTGTGCTTTAGAAACATCAGATTCGGCACTTGCTACGGCAGATTGAGAAGGAGTAGTTGTCGATCTTGGTGCTGGTGCCATTTGTATTGGCATAGGTGCGACAGAGGGTGCTGCCGCTTCAGCATAACCTGCGCCAATTCTTGATCCTTCTTTATTTAATTGTGCTAAGTTTGGTGTTGCAACCGGTGCTTCTTCGGGAGCAGGTAGAGGTGTCGTTTCTGGATTCTCTTTAAGCCATTTTTCTATCTCTGCTGCCATTTGTGGAAAATAACCACCGTCTTCTTTTTCACCATCAGTTGTTACAAATAGAAGTTCGTAAATTGCGTAGAGCAATAACGCCGTATCAGCCACTGCTAACGCAGTCATCAATACAGTAATAACACCACCAGTTGTGATTCCAGCGGCCGCTACAGTTGCTTTCGTTGCTAACTTGCCAAAATACTCTGCGGCTTTTTGACCAAGTTTTTGCAAAATAATACCATTAACTTTTTTACGTAAAGATGGATTGCCAAATATGGCACGAAAATAACGAGCAGAACTCTTTATACGATTTTCAAGATATCCATAGATTGCTTTACCTAAGCCTTTGGCTTTGTTGTAAATGTTCTCACCAAAAGAACTGACTTTACCCCAAAGATTTTTTGCACCTTCTGCAACGTCACTTCCAAATTTTCCTAATCTGTCACCAACTGATCCTTTTTTCGTTGACGGTTTTCTTCCTTTACCAGTTGGCTTTTTCTTATCTCTATCCAAATCGTCAGGACCTACCATACCACAATCACACTCTTTTGAGAAATCAAATTTAGCCATACTTAGAACACGAACGGCCTTCATCAATAATACTTTTGCGGACAAAAGGGCACCATAAAATAATGCCATTTTTCCTATGATCTCACCTATTTCGAACCAAATATTTGTGGTTTCTCCAGATGCTGTTTTGTAATCTTGTTTAAATGCCTCTACAATCAAATACCAAAAATTTTTGAAGACATTCTTCATCGAATCGATGAACTCTGGATTGTTTACCGCTGTTGTGAAAACATCTTTCGCAACTTCAAATGCAACGGTAAGCGTTCGTAGTATTTCAGTTAGGAATTGTACTACACCATCTTTAATCGCTGCACCGTTTTGGTTGAACAAGTCTTTAATTATTTCAGTTAGTATAATAATGCCATCAAAAATGACTGTGAAAATCGATTTGACAATTCTACCTAAAGTTTGTATAACTTCGTTGTCGGTGAGCAGAGTTTTTATGAGAGAGAAACTGGCATAAAGTAAACTACCTAGAAACGAAAAAAGCGATGAGAATGCTTTTACGAATGCCGCACGAACTTGTGAATCTTGAAATATTGAGAGTAAGAAGTTGGCAGTTTTTTTAATTAAATCTGTAATCGATGTGAAAATATTCGTAACAAATCCAGACACATACTTGCCTGTGCCTGTTGCTGAAAGTAACATCTTTACGATACCTGCAACACCTAAGTAAGCGAACGCTGTGCCTAAAACTCCACCGATTGAACTTAACGAATCAAAAAAACTTTTTGTTGTATCTTTTAAATTTCGTTTTCCGTCATCAATGTTTTCGGTTTTAACAACTTTCGAGAATTTTTCTTTATACGCAGTTCGCCTTACATCAGATTGTTGTGATGAACGAATCGCTGTCTCTTGTTTTTTTCCAAAATTAAGTCTAGCAAAACTTTTTCTTATGGCAGCGAAATCTTTAGAAACATTAACTAATACTTTTTCTAAATTACTTTTCTCAGGCGTTGGCGTGGTGATTGTAGGAATTGCCATTATGCCATTCTCAACTTAGTCAAAAGGGTTTGATCGTATACACTTGGAATAGGCTCATTGGTTTGCACTCTGTCTGCATAAGATATATTTCTAGAACCATCAATGACATCAGGAGTCATTTCAAATAATCCTCTGGTTCTAAGTGCAGATGCTAATTCACCCGATGCAATTCCAAGTTTGCCACCGGTCATTTCGTCTAGGCCTTTTAAGAAATCGCCACCTTTTTCCAAACCAGAAACCAGAGTATCTTGCACAAACTGGCTTACTCTTTGTCCAAAAGTTTGACTTCTTTTTAGAACTTCTACTTTTTTATCTGAGATTGCTGCCGCAGCAGAAGAAATTGGTGCAATGTTAAATGCACCTGCTTGTTCAGATATTCTTGCTTCTGGTGTTGGTGCAGGTGTCGGTGCTTTTGCAAGTTGCTCAGCCGCTGCACCGCCACCGAATAACGATGCTTCTTTTAAGCGGCGGGTTTCAAGACCCGCTAGATATTTTCCGCCAGATGTTTTCCAACCTTTTTCATAAATGATTTTTGCTGCCTCTTCTTTATTACCTTCCATAATAGCTTTTCTTAGGCCAAATCTTACCAGATAATCAATTTGACCTTTGCCGCCGTTATAAGCCAATGATGTAAGTGCATTTCTCTGGTCTTGACCAAGTTTTTCCCACGCATCAGAACCAATTGATCTGACTGCCATGTTTTCATATTTTGGTAAATCAGAATTCAATAATGTCTTTGCTTCAGACTCACTGATTGTCGTGTCTGCTCCACCAGGACCCTTTACAACAACTTTCTTACCATCACCCAGATTTATGAATCCTTGTTTTATCTCATGCGGTTGAATCAGATGACCGTAACCGATTGAGTATTGATTTTTATTGTTACCCGGAGGATCAAGATATGCTTTCTTAGCAAAACCTTCCATTGATCCTATAAATTCTGCCGCCGATTTTCCTGAAAAAGATTTTGCTACCGTTGTTGCCGCTGTTCTTTGTTTTTCTGAAGCGGGTCCTTCGGTGCCTCTTGTCGGCGATAAATTTTGTGCGTTTCTTAATTCTCTTTCTTCTCTTGCTCTTCTTTGTGCTTCTGGATCATTTGCCATTTTGTAAGCATCATATCCTTCTTTTGCTCCGATATATGCTCCACCTAAAGTCACTGCACCCATGGCTATATTTCCAGCATTACCAGCAACAAAGCCACCGACACCTTTTGCCATTCCTTTTGCTTTTGATACTAAACCACCACCGGCAGTGCCGCCAACTTTTTCCGTTGTTCCACTAATATACTCAGTAACTTCAGCACTGGGTTTTGTCCAACCTCCAGTTGTCGGTGTTTTTACTCCTCCTCTACCACCTCTAGAAGGTAAATTCAATCCGCCAGTGACGAATTTACTTACGAGCCACGCTGTGAATCCTGCCATCGCAAGTTCAAATCCTACCATTACAGCAGCAAGACCAACAAAAGCCATTTTAAGATTTACTTTCACACCACCCAATTCAGCAATTGGTTCATTTAAAATTGTTGTTAAGAAGTCTTTGAGTGCGAAGTATATTTGCTGAACAGCATTTTTGAAATCAGGATCACTAATCATGTCTCCAAGCATTCTTAAACCACCAGCAATTCCGTTTGCAATAATTGTGAATAGTTTGACTACGCCAGTGACAATCGCATCTTTGTTATCATTTAAAACATTTCCAATAACTGTGAGTGATGCCAACAGTGCATTGAAGATTACACCAATTACTGAAGAAATTACTTTCGATATGCTCTTCTGGTTTTCAGAGTTACCTAAAATGGTTTTCAAAAAATCAGATGCTATCGAAAGACCATTAGCAATTGCACCAAGAACGGTTTTAAGAACGCCCGCTATTGAGTTTATAACTTCATTATCTTTCAACAGATCAGTTAAAAATTTGGTACCTTTTTGAATTAGATCGGCAATACCCACAATTACTTTTTTTACAAAATTAGTAATGCCTTCCATTACACCGGGTAAACTTAAAAGTTTACTGGCGCCGATGGCACCAAGACCCAACAAAGCAAATTTAAAGATGTTAGTTAAACCATCTTTGATTGTTTCCAAAAAACTTTTTTTGTTTGGCTCAAACGCTTTTTTGTCTTGCTTGGTAGGTTTAGTTTTAAAGTACCTTCTGGCGTAAGATAATGCCCTTTCTTTCGTCTTCTCAAAAGCGGCTGCTTTTTTTTCTTGATCTTGAATTTTTACAAGAGAGAAAAGACTTGCTTTAATTGAGGATACGTCTTTTGCGATGTTTGGTAAAAATTTACCCAAAGGGTCGGCTTTAGACAATCCGATTTTGGATTTCATATTAGTGGGTTTGTATCGACTTGATTTAGATGACGCTTTTTTTGGATCTGTTGGAACCCATAAAAGTCCATTCCATATCATGCCAACTGGTGAATTGTCTGCCATTAATTTTTACCTTCTACCTGCCGCTGATGCTCTGTTTTTTTCGTCTTTAATTCTTTCTCTCTCTTCTTCCAAGTGCTGCAATAATAAATCAATGTATGCTTGTTTTTCCCAAGGTATCATACTATCCAATTCAGTCAAACTATATTTGTGATGCTGCATAAGTGCAAAGTTTGTTTGAAAATAATTGGACAAATTATCATGACTAAAAGCTATACGAAAAAACTTTGGATTCCTTCAAGTTGTAGTGTTTCGTGATAGCCACATTTATCGCATTTAAAATCCACATCTTTTTTCATTTTGGGCAAACTATTAAAGAATGCTGAGATTTTTTCCAAGTCTGTCTGTTTCAAGTTTTCAATAAACTCTGTGAGTTCTTTTTTGCTACTATCTTTTGCTGGATATATTTGCTCTTCATCATAAACATAATCGATACAAGCAACAATAATATCAAGAACCTGATCAAGATTTTCAGTATCTAAAGATGCCACATCCACACTGCCGAAAGTTGGATATTTTAAAACAATACCAATCTTGTCATTGATTTGAATCTTGTTGGAGTGTTCGGTGTTTACAGTCGGCTTTATATCCAAAACATTGACATCAATCTTCACAACATTACCACATTTATTTTCTTCTGTGATGTCGTTGTTGCAAGTGAATCTAAGGGTAACAATTTCACCTACCGATCTTGCTCTCAGTTGTAAAAAGAGATATTCAATGTCAAATGTGGCTAGATTATCAACATCAAGATCATCCAAAATACAATTTCTCAATACTTGTTTGATTGTGTTGATTGTCTCTTTAGGATCATCAGATTCATTTGCCATCAAAAACAATTTTTGTTCTTTGACAAGAAATGGTCTAAATCTGACAAGTTCTCCATTCGAAATCAAATGAGTTTCATAAATCGGTATATCTATTTTAGGTAACATAATGTCCTCATTAAAAAATTAAAATGTTCTAAACAATGCTCTACCACCACCAACCGCAAGATTCGTAATTGCTTCGCCAGCATTAACTTGACTCTCAAGAATCGGTTCATATCTTTGATATGCAAACTGTACAGAAAGTCGATGGAAACTATCATCACCCCAACTCAGTTGTTGTGCAGCAATATTAATAGGAAATGCATCAATCATTTTGACGCCAAAAATTTGTGTTACTTCATCGTTATATTGTTTGACTGTTATCTCAGTCATGTACTTTGAATTTTCGCCTTTAGGAAAACGCAAATTGTTTGTGTCGGTTGGCATGATTGCTTCCATCCAACGTTCAAATAATTTACGCTCATAGAAATCGTTTGTACAAATAAATGTTAATGTTGTTTCTGCGTACTGAACTTGATAAGGCACTTTAAATACAGGACCATAAATTTTAACATCATCAGTAACAAAATTTTTGCCTGGCAATTCTGCCGATTCACATTGCAATGCCAGATAACGTGTCATCGTAGGATTGGCACTTCTGCTTGCTTCAGTTCCAGAACCGATTGCATTGTTAATAGCATCGGTAACATCTGCCATAATTGAGTTGGGCAAATTCAGAATTTTTTCTATCAAAGAGTTCTTTACGAATTGTGCAATGTAAGGTGGTATAGGTAATATTACCTGAAACCTTGAAGGTCTTGCCAGTCCACCCTTTGCGTTGACATTCGATAGAAATGAGTTTGGTGAAAATGCCATTAAAATTTGTCCTCTGAGTCTGACCAGACTTTGCTAGCCGTTGCTTTTGCAAAAGATTCCACAGGCAATAGAGCAGCGATGTCCCATTCATCGGCATTTATTTCTAAAAATCTAGATTGAACGTGTCCAGATAAGTATCGTTTGATACACGGAGTCGCTTCATAGATTTTAGATGCTCTTTTCAAAAAGTCGTAACTAATTCTAAATCTTGTGGTTTCATCATAATCACGGTTATTCAAAATTGTACTTAACTTGTCGAGAAGAATGATTCGTCGCTTTGGGTGAATGTAATGTAAATTCAACCCTAAAAAGCCGTCTGAGTATCGTTCTATTGGAATAACCAATGGGAACCTATCGTAATATGGCAACGAATCTTTCGTCTTTGGATCATAATAGTAAAAGTACATACGACCAATGATAGACTGATTTTTTAATCGTTCACGATCACGCATTAAATCACCCTTAGTGGGCCTGAGTGTCGGAACTTTGGACTTTAGCCAAGCACGTGCCTCACGTGAACGTGGAGCATATCCTGATTTTGCAAGGGATTCCTTAATTCTATCAATAAGTCGTTTCGCCATCTTATATTTATCTGATACCCAAATGCTTTTCAGTCAAAATCTGAAACTGCCACCCGTGATCTTTGCAAAATTCTTCGGCAGCATACCATTTGGCTTTGTTGATTTCGTAAGTGATGGCTTCTTGGAGATATGTTTTTGTCTTGCGTTTTTGTGTTGGCGGTTGTGTTTGTTTTTCCGGTTTAACCTCTATAACATAAGTCATCACTGTGCCGTCCGCTTTACGCATCTTGGCGATAAAATCTGGAAAGTAACGATGTTTTTTTCTATCGACTGGACTGTAATAGGGTATAGGAAGTTCTTCCGAACCCCACCAAATGACGTTCGGATTCTCATCTAAATAATTCATTACCTTTATCTCCCACGTAGACCTATAGATGATATTGTTTGCATCACCCTTATATTTCTGTGGGTTTTTCGGTCTAAATCTTCCTTTATTTGACATAAATACTATCTAGTCAATCTAAACAGGAACTCACATGGCATTTTTTGGTCTTACGGATATAAAATTCAATCAAATTGAGCCAAGAAAAATTGGCGCACTGGCGGCATTAGAGGGTTCATCATATCAAAAAAGCACACTTAAATATCCACTAGACGTTGGAAGTGCCGACAAAGGCCACTACATGGTGTTCTTTGTAAGAGAACAAAAAAATACACAATACTCCGTAGGTCTTAGGGGTGGACAGACCTTCTCAAAAGAAACTGAAAGACAAATACTTGATGGCTTGAGAGGAAGTTCTACTTTTTCGGGCGGTGGTTTTGGCATTGGTAGAAATACTTTTGCGGATACTATAAATTCGGCATTGACTAATGTGATCTCAAAAGGCACATCATCATTAACTAAAAACTTTGGCTCCGGTGGTGTTGCGGGTAAAATTGCTGGAGCGATTGATGGATTTGTAAAAGGTCCTCAGCCACAAAGACAACTTACCGATAGACAAGGCACAGTCGAAACTTCAGTCAAATCAATCATTGATAAGAACGCTGGCACTGCTGCTGGTGGATTCTTAACAAGAACGCAGTTGACAACGGATGCCATTGCACTGTACATGCCAGACACTTTGAATTTCGATTCGAATGCAAGTTATGATACAATTAGACCAGGCGATGAAATGTTGGGTCAAGCACTTGTTGCAGCACCGAATTTGATTGAAAGAGTCAGAGCGGGTGATTTAAAGGGCGCAGTTGCGGCAGTTGGTAAATCAGGACTTGGTTCACAGTTGATTCGAAAAGTTGCAGAAAATGCCGGTGTTGGAGAAAATCTCTCACGCATAGGAGCGTTCGTTGCCACTGGCGGTGTAACAAACCCAATGCTTGAAATGATATACACTGCACCAGAATTTCGTTCATTTCAATTTGAGTTTATGTTTTTTCCAAGAAGTGAACAAGAAGCGTTTCAAGTACAAAAAATTATCGAACGTTTTCGTTTTCATCAAGCACCAGAACTGATGGGTGGTGTTGCCAATCAAACTGGATTGTTGATACCTCCTTCTGAATTTGACATTAGATTTTTTTATGCCGGCAGACAAAATCCAAACATACCGCCAATCGCCACTTGTGTTTTAGAAAACATTCAGATCAATTATGCGCCACGTGGTTTTGCCGCATATGAATCCGTAGGCGAAAACAGTGCTGCTTTGGGTAGAACTGGTATGCCAGTGGCGATTCAAATGTCGCTCAGATTTAGAGAAATCACATACATTACAAAAGAAGATTTTGATATGGCAACCAGTGCATCTAGTGCTGGACAAAGACCTAATGTGGAAGGTATGAAACAAGGAATATTTGCAAGAAAATAAAATGGCAAACTTTTTTAGACACTTTCCGTTAACTTTTTATGCTTCGGCAAATAATAATAGTAGTTTAGATACTGTTACAAATATAACGGCACGATTTGGCTTTTTATCTTCGATAAAAGAAAATTCTTCGGCGTTTTATCCATATGAAGTCAAAGACTCTGACACGCCAGAAATTATAGCATCTAAGTATTATAACGATTCAGAAAAACATTGGATTGTTTTATTGTTCAATGATATCATTGATCCGCAATATGATTGGCCATTAAATTATCCAAATTTTATTAATTACGTTAATCAGAAGTATGCGGCGAATGGTGCTTCGAATACAACTGTACAATCTGGTTTAACTTGGGCACAAAATGGAAATAATATACACTCGTATTATAAAGTAGTTACTAGAAGTTTTGTGTCGAGTGGACCCGAAGATAAAACAATATCCGAAAAAATACAAATCACGGCGAACACATATGCAAACGTAAGTGTCACTTCCAACACATACACTCTACAGAATGGAAGACAAATAAAAGAAACTGTTTCAAAAGAACGATTAACTTATTATGACTACGAAATGCAAGAGAACGAAGCGAAAAGAGAAATCCGTCTTTTAAAGCCACAATATGTTACTGTGGTCATGGAAGAGTTTAAACAGTTGATGAATCCGTAATGAATTTAATTGATTCCACACAGTTTATTGTTAAAGAAGTATCCATTCAAACTAAGGGTGGGGCTTTAAACATAACCGATTTGATTGAAGAGATTCATCTTTATGACAATCTTTTTTTGCCCGTCAGTTCTGGCGAAGTATTAATAACTGATGCTGCCAAACTTCAAGAAAGAGTGTCGCCGAATGGTGATCCGATTCAGTTTTATATAACTAAAACTCCTAATGATGATTTTGCTTCTTTTGTTAAGATTTTCAGAATCTATCACATATCAACTCGAAAGAATGTAAACAATACGAGTGAATCTTATATTATCCACTTTGTGTCTGATGAACTAATTTATTCGGAGCAAAAGAAATTGTCTTTTGGTTTTGACGGTAAGTATTCTGATTTGGTAAGAAAGATATTGACGGACAGTAGAATTGGATTTGGTTTAGATACAAAGAAGATATCGGAAATCGAACCAACAAACGGCATAAGAAAAATCACTGTGCCTAATTTGCCTCCACTTGATGCTTTGGAGTGGTGTGCCAAAAGAGCTATAAACGACAAAAATGTTCCTGACTATGTTTTTTATTCAAACATTGCGGGATATAATTTTTCTTCTTTATCTAGACTTTTATCAAAAAATCCTATTCTAGATATAACGTTTACGCCAAAAAATTTAGATACGGGTGAAGCAATTCTTGAAATGGGAAGAGCAAGAGGTTTTGAAATTGTTTCACAAGAAGACACGATAACAAAAATTAAAAGTGGTGTTGATGCAGGTGTGTTCATAGGTTTTGATCCTCTTACAAGAAGCATAGGTGAAAAAACAATAAATGGAGATGATACTTTTGCCAGCATGTCACATGCAAATAAAAATGCAACAGGCACAGAAATAATCAACAGAGATAGAACTTCTGTTAAAGATAATTATCAAGGCAATCAAGTTTTGAGTTCGAATCAAGCGAATAGAAAAAACAGCAACTATGTGAAGAAGAATGATCCTTCTTCAATTTCAAAAGAAGAAACTCAAGAATTATTCCTTCAACAAAGAAAAGCTATATTGACTAGATTGATGGAAAGAAGAATGAGAATTGTGATGCCAGGCAATTTTCAGTTGTCTTCTGGTTTTATGGTAAACGTAATTTCACCTGGCTTTGGTGCTGCGGCAAAAACGGATGAGAAAGACTTTGATAAAACTATATCCGGAAAATACATTATTGTTGGTACTAGACATATTCTAAGTCTTCGTCGCCATGTCACAGTGATTGAAGTTGCCACAGATTCTACAAATGAAACACAGAAGTATTCAACAACACAATCGCAAGAAAGTGCTTTGAAAGCATATGATAAAATTACACGTGCGGGTTAAACTATGATAGAAAATAAAAAAAATTTTGCAGGTAAAGATGGATTTATTTGGTGGACTGGAGTAATAGAAGACAGACAAGACCCATTAAAATTGGGTCGTTGTCGAGTTCGTTGTGTCGGTTGGCATTCTGCTAATAAAATGGAATTACCTACCAATAGTTTGCCTTGGGCTGTTCCAAGTATTCCTGTAAACTCTGTTAATGTGTATACTCCAAATGAAGGAGATATGGTTTTCGGTTTCTTTCTTGATGCCGAAAATGCTCAACAACCTGTAATGCTGGGTTCTTTTCCTAGTATACCATTAAAAGCACCAAACAATCAAGATCCGTTTAATGATCCAAGAACTGATGCACAATTGTCTTCTGCACCAAGACCACCAAAATCAAAAACGTATAAGACGGATGGAACTGGAATACAAATCACAGAAGAAAGTAAAGCATCTTTATATCCTAATATTTTAGATGAGCCAACAACTTCTAGAATCGCACGAAATGATTCGGACACAATTCAAAAAACATTTATTCAAGAACGCAAAACTAATGTAGTGAAATCTGTGCCGACATACAATGGAACTTGGAATGAACCTGAAACAAAATATGGAACGAAATATCCATATAATAATGTTACGGAAACTGAATCAGGACACATTATGGAGTTCGATGATACTGTCGGCAAAGAACGCATTCATCTTGCTCACCGTAATGGATCATTTCAAGAATGGTTTCCTGCTGGCGACAAAGTGGAAAAAGTTACGAAAGATAATTATGAAATAGTTATGGGTAATGATCGTGTTTACATTATGGGCAAATGTTTTGTGACTGTGCAGGGCGATGCTGAAGTGTATGTGAAGAAAAATGCATTCGTAAAAGTTGATGAGAATGTTACTGCTCTTGTAGGAAAAAATGTTACTGCTACAGTTAAGGGAGATGTTACTGCAACGGTTGATGGAAATTTGAGTGGCACAATTAGAAAAAATGCCACGCTGACAGTATCACAGCAATTAAAAGCAACGTGTCAGACTTTAGATATATCAGCAAGTGGATCGGCATCAATTAGATCGGGTGGTGTCATGACAATAAGAGGATCAATAATTAGGCTGAATTAAAATGAAACATGAATTTATTATTTTGCTTGAAGGTGAACTTAAAACTTATGATCGTTGGGAAGACATACCTAAAAAGTTTGATGCGGTGATTAAATTTAATCCGTACATGCCGCCACCGCCACACTCGAAAGAAGATCATGATGAAATAGAATCCTGGATGCCTAGATTCAAAGAGTTAATGTCTAGAGGTAGTTTTTAATGGCACTTTCGGAATATGGTAGACAATTTACTCCAGTTCCTGCTGGAGAAACTGTAGTTTTTACACATCCTAAAATGGATGTTGATGCTGGACAGCCAGTAAACATTACTTACGTTAATGCAATTGTTGATAAGGGGCTTGCCACAGAAACGGTGATAAGTGGCGTCACAATGGTAAACACAAGTTGTATTCTCATTACCACTGGAATTGTACAAACATATCAAGTGACATTCACTTTAACTGGTGAATATGGAGAAGATTTAGCAACTAGAGACATATATCAGGTGATCAATTCAAATAATTACATAGAAGATCAGCCAAGTTTTTATGGCTCAGATTCAAAACCCGAAGGGGATTTTGTTGTAACAACATATAATTCGTATTCAACTTTGATTGCAAATAGGGCACCAACACACAGTTCTAAAACTGGATGGAATCATCTTATAAAATTTTATCCAGATGATTCTTTAGAAAAATTGGCAGTTTTTAATTTTCAAGGAACAGTTAGTGCGAATTCTGGTATTATTCAATATGTACATTTGATACCGACTAGACATTTTACAAGATTAAATTCGTTAGTTAATAGTGTATATGTTGAAGAGAATCCAGAAGATCCAACGAGAGTTGTTCAACAGTATCAATTTGAAGCGGATACGTTCACGGGTAATGGAGTTTTGACCACATTTGGACCTTTGTCGAGAACTCCTTCATACAAACCCGGTACAACGGAATATAATATTGCGGTTTATTTTGAAGGCAGTTCAATAGTTGTTACACCTTCGATGTATACCGTAAATGGAAATTTTATAACTTTTACTTCACCGCCGCCAGCGGGACCAATAAAAATTTATCCAACAGAAGACTCTGGTGCATGGTTATCTGAAGGACAGGGTGTGGATACACCACCCAGTTACACTACTAATCCACCGGGTTGGACTTAAAGGAGAAAAATATGCCAGCAGCATGTAGAATTGGAGATACAGATATTACACATTGCTCAACTCCCATAAGGGCCCAAGGCTCAACCAATGTTTTTGTGAACGGCATACCTTGGAGTTGTCAGGGACATATTAATACACCTCATTTGGTGCCAGGCGATAAGCCTTGTTACGTGCATGTTGGTGCTATATCTGGTGGCTCTAGCACAGTCAGAGTGAATGGTAGAGGTGCTGGTCGAGTGGGTGATGGAATTGGTGGATGCACGGCAGTTGCTGCCGGTTCACCAAATGTTTTTGCCGGTTGAATAAATAAAACATGACTACCACAATCACATCCAATAATCCCAGAATACCTTCAGAGAGAACGTATCGGGATTTAAATTTGGCATTTACAGTTCATCCTGTCAAAAAGGACATAGCGAAGCATCTAAATGAGTATGCTGTAATTAACTCCGTCAAAAACTTAATCTCCACTAACTTTTATGAGCGCCCGTTTAGACCCGAAATTGGAAGCGGATTAAGAAGTTTATTGTTTGAGAATGTCGATCCAATCATTTCTGCTCAAATAGAAAGAGCGATTATAGAAACGATATTGAATTATGAACCTAGAGTTAATGTTACGGAAGTAATAGCAACAGCGTATCCAGATGAAAATCGATACAATATTTCAATGACATTTTTCATTATCAATAATCCTAATCCAATTACCATTGATTTCTTCTTAGAGAGAATTAGATAAAAATGGCAGATCGTTTAACCGTAACAGAACTTGATTTTGACTCAATCAAGAATAATTTAAAAACGTTTTTAAATCAACAGTCGGAGTTTACTGATTATGATTTTGAGGGTTCGGGCTTAAATATTCTCTTGGATATTTTAGCATATAACACCCACTATCAAGCATATTACTTAAACATGATTGCAAATGAAGCATTCATGGACACAGCTTTACTTCGTGATTCTGTCGTTTCTCACTCAAAAGTTTTAGGATATATTCCACATTCACGTAAAGCGGCACGTGCTGTAATTAACTTTAGCGTGGTAACAAATACAGTAGATGACACCACAATTACGATTCCAAAAGGTCATAGATTTATTTCGAATGAGGTTGATGGTGCTTCTTATAATTTCGTCACACTCTCGAATTATACTGTAACGAAATCTAATACTAATTTTTCTTTTTTGAATTTACCCATCTATGAGGGCCAACTTGTATCTTATTCATTCGTTCAAGAAAACGCTTCAAATCCAAAACAACTCTTTATACTTCCTGATCCGAACGTAGACACATCAACTTTATACGTCACTGTGCAGCCATCGCCGGCAAACACAGATTTTTCAGTTTATACGTTGTCAACTGATGCGTCAAATACAACTACACAATCTGAAGTATTTTACTTACAAGAAAACAGAGCGCAGCAATATGCAATTTATTTTGGCGACAATATCATAGGCAAAAAAATACCAGACGGCTCAGTTGTAACTGTTGAATATCTTGTTACGAATGGAAGTGCGGCCAACAAAGCCAATAATTTTATTTCAACTGATTCTTTAACAGATTCACTAAACAATTCTCGTACAGATTTTATCATTGATCCAATAACTGAGGCTTCGGGTGGTTCCGAAAGAGAGTCTGTTGATCAAATTAAATTTTCTGCACCGCTACAATTTACAACACAGAATCGTTTAGTCACTTTTCCAGACTATGAATCTTATATTATAAAGAATTATCCTTTTGTAGATTCTGTTTCCGTTTGGGGCGGAGAAGATGAGTCACCTCCAAAATTTGGTATCGTTTATATTGCTATCAAATCTAAGGTAAACTATTTTCTTTCGGATGTTGAGAAACAAAAAATTATCGACGAACTAATTAAGCCTAGAGCAATTGTTGCTATTAACACCGTGTTCCGTGATCCAGAGTTTCTGTATTTACTGGTGTCTTCTGACGTTACATATAATCCAACAAAAACTAAACTCAGTGACACACAACTTAAATCGGCAATTAGAAATGCCATTCTCAATTACAAGACCGTAAATTTGGATAAGTTTGGTTCACAATTCATTCTATCTAAAGTGCAAGATACGATTGATTCTGTGGATACAAATGCGATTATTGGTTCAAGTGTATCAGTTCGTTTACAAAAAAGGTTCACTCCAATTTTAAACATCTCGACGCCATATACTATTAATTTTAATGCACCTCTGCGTAGAGGTACTATCGGTAATAAACTGACTTCAACAATTTTTACAGTAGCAGACTCCAATGGAGTTGACCGTGAAGTACAATTTGATGAAGTTCCACAATCTTTCTCCGGTGTTTCTTCGATTCAAGTTATAAATCCTGGAGCAGGCTTCACTTCTCAACCCACAATTACAATTGAAGGCGATGGAACAGGAGCAAATGCTTCAGCAACAATCGTGAACGGTAGAATCCAAAGTATTGAAATGGTCAATCGTGGTATTGACTACACACGTGCTACTGTTACTATTACTGGTGGTGGAGGTTATGGCGCAACTGCTTCAGCAGTGATCGATGGAAGAACCGGTACAATTCGCACAGTTTATTACGATTCTTTTGCTCAGAGACAAATTGTAGATGAAAATGCTGGCGAAATTGACTATGATGTTGGTTCAATTAAAATATCAAACATTAACATCAAAGGCACACAGTCTGTTGAGGGTGATATTCGAGTTACGATTGAATCGGAAAAAGGCATTATAAGTACAGAAAAAAATACAATAGTTACAATAGATCAAGATGATCCAACATCAATCAGTACAACGTTAGAAACTGTATAATGTCCGTAGATTTAAAAACATCGATACTTGTTAATCAACAGGTACCAGAATTTATCCGTGATGAATATCCGAAGTTCATCTCGTTCCTAGAAGCGTATTATGAGTTTTTAGAAACTCAGGCCAACACTGCGCCCACTTCAAATAATTTAGTCACAACAGCAAAAACTTTAAGAAATATTCGAGATGTTGATGATTCTTTGGATCAATTCGAAGCCAATTTTTACAACACATATGGCGCTTTAGTACCATTTGAAGTACAATCGAACAAAGCACTTTTGTTCAAACACCTTTTGCCTTTATATAAAACAAAGGGTTCAGAGAACTCTTTCAAACTTTTATTTCAATTGGTATTTGGTGAAGATATTGATATCATTTTACCAAAAAATAATGTTCTTCGTGCATCGGCTAGTAACTGGCAAATAGACAATCGTTTACGAGTTAATCCTGATATTTCAAGCCGCTATGTTGGAAATGGAACAAACAAGACATTTTATCTTGCACAAAAGTCTGGAAAAGATGAAGTAAGTGTTTACGTAAATAATGTAATTAAAATTCCAAATGTTGATTACTTTATTAACAAAGAATATCGTCAACTGAATTTTGTCGTTGCTCCTGCCAACGGCTCAATAATTAATGTAAATTACGAAAATTTTGATATTACATTATTAAACAATCGTAAAGTTACAGGAATTACTTCACGTGCTTCGGCAATTATTGAAACTGCAAGTCGAAGAATTGTCTCAGATACGTTAAATCTTGGTTTACCTATTGAACTTCTAATCAATTTAAAATCTCTCAGTGGTAATTTTTTAAATGGTGAGATCGTTACAATACCAATTAATGATGAGACAAATAATATTTCAATTGACATTCGAGCATCGACATTTTCGATTGTTAGAAAATTCAATATCACAAACGCAGGAAACAACTATAGTGTAGGCGATTCTGTTTTCGTATTTGGTGGAAACGCATCCGTTAATGCTTTCGGCACTGTTGAGAGAGTTATTACTGGTGAAATTGATACTGTAAGTATTGTACACGGCGGTGCAGTATTTACAAATGCATCCCCAATCTCCGTATATGGCAACAGCGCATTTACAACAATGACTGTTGTTGTTGATAATATTGATACGTCCGGTGCCAACGCAGCAAACTCATTTAAAGTTTCACCTGATGTAATCTCTAATTTAAATGTACAGTCGGCCATAACTAACGCAAACTTTGGTTCAGCATTTGCAAGGCCTTTTATTAACGTTGCGAACTCAATCGCTAATGCTATTAACTATGTCACACTCACTGTTGGTCCAATTAGTAATGTTAAAATTCTTTCTTCTACGGTACCGTTAACAGAAAAGAATTCGACGTTCTTAGATGCCGCTGGCGCACAATACGCATCAGCTCCTTTCCGATACTCTAAGAGTTTGAAATCAATTGGTCGCTATCGAATCGTTGATGCTGGTTCAAATTATCAAATCGGTGATGAAGTTATTTTTGGATCAAATCCGCCTGGTACTTATGGACAAATGGCTGCCGCTGTTGTTGGTAAAATATCTGTTACTGGTGCAATTCAAAGAATCGACTCTGCTAATTCTCGTATCCGTGGTGTGGGTGCTGTTTCAGCCGCATGTAATGAAATTACTGGAACAGGAACTTTCTTCACACAAGATTTGAAAGGTGGCGACCTTGTAGATATTAACAATGAATCGAGAATAGTTTCTTCTATCACAAGCGACACTATCGCCACAGTTTCATCAGTATTTACATATTCAGCATCAAACAAAAAAATTGGTGTATATGATCGTTGGCCACTCGGTGGTTATGGTTATACGCAAGGTAATTTTCCAACAATTTCTGTTAGTTCCAATACAGGATTAGGCGCCAATATTCAAATCGACTCGTTGGCTGGTGATGGTGAAATCTTAACTCCTACTGGCTTTACTGCTAACGGTCAAATTATTTCGATTCAAGTTATTAATCCAGGTTCTGGTTACGAATACAATCCTACCGTAAGTATCGTTGGTGGAGATGGTACCGCCACAGCAACAGCAGAGATTGAGCGTTCATATGCATCTGCACCAGGTCGTTGGACTACATCAGATTCTATTATTTCTTCTTTTGAAAGAAAGATTCAAGGTGAAGATTACTATGTTGATTACTCATATGTGATTTCTTCAAAAACAGAATTCAGCAAATATAAGTCAATGCTGAAGCAGTTGTTGCATCCTGTTGGTATGGTCAACTACGCACTATACAACAAAGAAAATCTTGTAGAACTAACTGATGTGGCAGTTCAAAGTTTCACCGCAAATACGATTGCTGGTACAGTTAATGTCGGAAATGGTAGAGTAGTTGTTACCGGCAATAGTACAAAATATAATATTGCAAACACAAGAGGCATTTTGTCATTAGGTTCTCTCATCGCCGTTAATGGTGAGATTAGAAAAATCAATACAATTGTTAGCAACACCTCTATAATTACAACATCAAATATCTCAAATCTTGTAATTGCTAATGCTGGTTCTGGATATTCAAATGGATATCTGGTGTTTTCGAATGGCGGTGGACAAATCACAAGCCTCACAATCACCGCTGGTGGTTCTGGTTACGAAAATGGCGTGATGACATTCTCTGGCACAGATGAAGCAATACCAGCAGTTGCAAACGTAGAAGTATTTAATTCAAATGGTACGATTCGAACATTAACACTTGTGTCTGGTGGTTTGTATGCCAACAAACCTATTGCAATACCAGATAGTAACCCACATCGTGTAATTGATGCGAATAGCATTAGAATAAATGTTCGTGGACAAGGTTACTCAAATGGATGGCTGATATTCTCTGGTGGTTCACCATTAAGAGATGCAAACGTAAGATTAATTGTACACCCAAATACCGTAGTAAATACTGTTGAAGTAATTGACTCTGGATTATATCAATCAGCTCCATTGGCTAGACCGAATACTAATGCAAACGTTGTAATTTCTTCGGTAACTGTAACAAGCACTGGTAACGGACACTCAAATGGTGTTCTTGTAATTTCTGGAGGCGATCCAAGTCGTCAAGCAACAATTCGTGTTGAAACTTTCCCACAATACTCTGCACAAGTAAATTCTATCGCCGTTAACGCCTTTGCTTACGGAGTTAATAGTTTCATTCAATTTACAGGTGGCGGAGATGACAACATTGCAGCAAACGCACGAATTTATGTAACAACAGAAGGCCTCGTACAAAACGTCACGCTATTCAATAAAGGTTTGTACAAAGGAACTCCGATTGCACGTGCGAATATTGGTAATGCATCATTTACATTAGAGATGAAACCTCTGGATGGTCAGATTCGTAAAATTACAATCGTCGATCCTGGCTTGTATGCAAATGGCACTTTACCAACGGCGGTAATGAATAATTCGCCAAACTCTGTGATATCAATTACATCCAATACTGCTACAAATACTTTTGCTGGTGTTGCACTTGCGAATGGTAGATTCGTATTCACTGGTGGTATCGCTGTAAGAGATGCCATAGCAACTTACAATGTATTTCCATCAAATGGTGTAATTAACATGAACTCTATTTTGATTGTGGATGCGGGCTTGTATCGTATTCCACCTTCAAATGTTACGCCAAATATTACTCCAGTTTCTATTACAGAAGTTCGTCCATTAATTGGTGGTTCAGGATATGTGAACGGCAACATCGTATTCTCGACCACACAATCGACCGCCAATCTTGTGGCAAACTGCACAGTAGAAGTAAATGGCGCATTCGGCGCAATCGTTAGAACAACTATGCGTAATGTTGGACTATATGCTAATGGCGCAGATATTATCGTCGTAGGTGTTTTGAATCCTGCTACTGCTACATTGCAAACGCCAACAACTGCGGCTTCTTTCGGTATAGGATACAATGCTAACACTAGAAACGTGGCTAATTTGACACTCACAACAACCACAAATGTTGGTCAAACTGCTACTGTAACACTTACGGCGAACAGCAATTCATATACAAACGCTGTGTTTACGATCACTCCTGTTGCGAACGTTCAAACGAATGCTGTAATCACTGTTGGATTTACTGGCAGAAACACCGCAGCCAATGCGCTTGTTGAAGTTTATCCGAGCAATGGTGCCATCCGTAAAGTTACACTAAATAGTAATAGTGTGCTTCAAGGAGTTGGAGAGTATTACTATACACCAGATGTGACTCCAAATAGTGCTGGTTCGGGTGCTAAAATTACCTTTAATCCAGTGTCGTGGTATCAGACATCAAATGCACAGACAGCAATCATATTTAAGCAATAAATATAATTTATGACTTCAGTTACAACTAAAAAAATACCATATATCTCTGCGGTTCAGTTCAAAGAATCTTTCTATGAGCCTGCGCCAGAAATTGGCTACGTTTTTATTGGCAATCATTTACCTTATTTTGACGAAAACGTCCCAAATTCAATCGTAGATTCTGTGAATGATGAGAAACTTGCATGGGAAAACATGATTGCTGCCAAGAAGATTACTGGCAATGACGTTGAACTTGTCATACCTAAATTTTCTTGGACTTCAAATACAAAATACAAACAGTATGATGACTTGATCGATTTGGATGAGTTATTAACAGGAAACACATCACTCAACGTTAGACCGATGTATGTTTTTACATCTCAAAGAAACGTTTACAAATGTCTTTCAAATAACGCATCTGCCAACTCTACTGTCGAGCCAACGGGTGATTATACATCATCTAATGGTAATATTGCCACTTCTGATGGTTACATTTGGAAGTACATGTTTAATGTTAAGCCATCGAATAAATTTTTGGCAGACGATTGGATTCCAGCGCCATCAAGCACAAATCAATTGGACTATGGAATAAATTTAATTGGAGTTGTTGACGGCGAACTTACAACAATCGTTGTTGAAAATACAGGTTCTGGCTTCTATGAAAATAACGTAGCAGTTCTTCCTGTTTTCTCTTCAGGATGCACAAGACTGACTTTAGCAAATACCACAAACGTTGCTGCCAACATGATTGTTTCTGGTACAGGTATTGCACCAGGAACATTTATTTCAAGATTAGATGTGCCAAATAATAACATCTTCTTGTCTACAGCAACTACATCAGCAGGTGGTGGTAATACAACAGCAAATCAAATTTCATTAACGACACGTATATACATCGATGGTGATGGGACAGGTGCCGTTGCCGCAGCCACAGTTAATGCGAATGGATTTTTAACTAAAGTTACAGTAACAACAATCGGAACCAATTATTCGAGAGCAAATGCTTTTGTTTATGGCACAGGTTCAAATGCGTCTGTACGTGTAATTCGTGATATGAAATATGGTCACGCATACAATCCAGCAAGAGAACTTGGTGCTAATAGTGTTATGGTAGTATCGAGAATTGGTGAAATTGATTCGACAGAAAACGGAAAAATACCAGCAAATACAACTTTTAGACAATATGGTATTTTCGTGAATCCTCATAAATATGGTGAAAACACCGTCGTATCGGCAGTAAATGCTAGTGCCGTCGTTTCGCAAGCAACTGTTCTAACCATAACTGCTGGTTCGAATTATTCAATCGATGAGTTTGCATATCAAGGATTGCCAAACGATACTACAGCAGCAAATACAATTGCACACGGCTCAGTTTTAGATCAGTCGTTTGATCAAGTCAGACTTACAAATGTTAGGGGCACGTTTAGAACTGGTGTTCCTTTAAGAGGCGCAAGTTCTGGCGTTTCGGATCGTTTGGTTGTTACCGTTCAAAATCCAGAATTTGAACCATATTCTGGTGATATTCTCTATACACAAAACGCAACAAAAACGACAAGAGCAGAAGGTCAAGCTGAAAATATCAAACTTATTGTTAGATTTTAAAGGTTAATAAATGGCACTAACTACAAATTTTAATGTTGATCCGTACTACGACGATTTTGATGACGACAAAAATTATTATCGTGTACTGTTTAAGCCGGGTAATGCGGTTCAAGCACGTGAATTAACACAACTTCAAACAATAATTCAAGATCAAATTAAAAAATTTGGCGACCACATCTTCCAAACCGGTTCAGTTGTAACTGGCGGTCAAATTGTAATTCAAAATACTGCTTATATCAATATCGCTTCGACATATTCCAGTCAAGATATTTCATATATTAATTTTGATAAACAAACTATCCGTAATGCTGCCAATACAAAAAGAGCATATGTTTTAAAGTCTTACGCAGCAGATTCAAACGCTGGTGAGCCTATTACATTCATCATCAATCAATTGTATGGTGATTCATTCTCCGCTGATGAAACCATTTACACTCAAAATACTGATCCATCGGCAATAACTTACTACGCCAACGTAGCAGCATCAAGTCCTACAGGCAACTGCCAAGCGTTTTCTGTCAACGAAGGTGTATTTTACTATGACGGCTTCTTTGTTAAAACACAACCACAATCGGTTGCAGTAAACAAGTATACTCGTCAGGGTAATTCAATTATCGGCTTCACTGTTTCGGAAGATTTAATTGATTATTCGGAAGATACATCGTTGCTTGATCCAGCACAGGGCTCTTCCAACTTCCAAGCACCCGGTGCAGATCGTTATGAAATTACAATGACACTGGACAATCGTCCATTAAACAGTATCGATTTGACCAGATTTGTTGAATTAGCCATTATTGATAATGGTGTTCCTCAAAAAGTTGTACAGACTCCAATTTATGCGGCTATTGGTGATGAATTGGCAAGAAGAACATCAGATGAATCTGGTGATTATGTAATCAAAAACTTTACAATTGCGGTTACAGATAGCACATCGAATTCTGCATTTGCTAATATCAGCCTTTCATCCGGTAAAGCATACATTAAGGGATACGAATTTCAGACCGCTGCACCTACTATTTTTACCATAGCAAAGCCTAGAACGACCGAAGCGGTATCAAACCGAAGAATCGGCACAGATTATGGTTATTATGTTTTCGCAAATGGCATGTATGGCAATTTTGCCACGAATCAGTACGGCACAGTTGATTTATCTCTTTTAAATGCTGGTTTAATAGCGTTTTACAGCGGGAATTTATCGAACATTGTGAACACTACAATGGGTACCGCAAAAGTTAAATTATCCACATTCTATAGTGTATCGGGTAACACCGCTGAAAGTAATAACTACATTTATAAAGTTTATCTAACAGACATTAACACAACTTCAATTGGTTCAAATAGTGGATATGGTATTAATGCTACCGGTGGATCAACTTCGACTATTGTATTCCCGGATGGTTTCTGTTCAAACAATGACATTTACAAGGGTTTAACTCTAAGAATCGTTGGTGGTGCGCCTAACGGAAATCCGGGAGATAACGTATCAAGAGTTATTACTGATTATGTTGGCTCAACAAGAACTGCTACTGTTGATAGACCCTTTTCAGCAGCAGTGGGCACAGGACATCGTTTTATTTTAGATACACGATTCGATTCGGTAGAGGCATTGCTTGTCAGATCAGGAGCAAATAGAGTTGCTTCTGCGAATATTTCACCACTCTCTAAAAATGAAACAGTTGGTGCGCCACCCACATCTATCGTTACTACTGGTGGCTTGTATCAGCCGGTAACCGTACAAGAAGCCAAAGCCGAGCCTCTTCTTATTAGAATTGGCGAATTTAATATCGCAGATAACACTATATCTGATTTTTCATATTCATATAAGAGACTATATCAGACTGTAACGTTTACTGCGGGTGTGTCACAAACACTTTCCCTAGGTACTGGCGAATCGTTACAAAGTGCTACGACTACTGATGCTAAACAAAGATATTACCAAATTATTCCAACAGCATCTGGAACAAGTTGGTATCAAGTTGGAAGAACTGTTCCTGCTGAAAACTTCACTGTAGATACTGCGGCAAGAACAATTTCAGTAACAGATGGGGCAAATATGACAGCGAACATTTATGCTGTTGTAAATGCGTCAAATCCAACTTCAAAGACAAAAACATTTGTTAAAGCAAACACAAAGCTCGTTGATCCAACATCTGGTAACCCACCTACGTCCGTTTTCGGCACAGGAGGTGGTTCCGGTAATACGACTGTCTATATTGCGCCGAATGATGGTCAAACAATTATCGCAGAATCGTTTATTCAGAGAAGAGCGGGTGTACCACAATATCTGTTTGTGACCGATGTTTATTCGATTAATGCAATTTTTGATTTTAATGGCACAACAATAAACACCACGAATTATGATGCCCTTGATAAATCGGAAGGATCTTCTGCGAATGTGACATCTCGTTATACATTGAACACCGGACAAAAAGATTCTTATTATGATTGGTCTGCAATTGTTTTAAAACCCGGACAAAATGCTCCAAGAGGTCCTTTGCTCGTTCGTTATAATCGATTCACATCAAATGGTTCAGGTTATTTTGATGTAGATTCGTATACAAGATTAGGTTCACAAGAAAATGGTGGATCTGGAATCGACTATGGACAAATTCCGTCGTTTACAGCACAAGATGGAACAACAATTCTTTTAAAAGACTTTTTTGATTTTAGACCGACTCGTCGTGATGCGACTTTACTTTCTTACGCTAACAATTTTATTTTGAATGTGGACGAAGCAGTTCTTGGTCCAAAAATTTCTGAACCCGGATTAGATATTATTACGGACTATCAATATTACTTACCAAGAATTGATCGTATCGTTCTGAATAAAAATAGAAATTTCCAAATTTTACAGGGCACACCTTCACTAACTCCAGTTGTTCCGACTGAACCAGATGATTGTATGACGCTGTATATTTTGTCGTATACTCCATATCTTGCGACGGCAACATCAACTTCGATACAGTCAATCAGTAATCGTCGTTATACGATGAGAGACATTGGAAATCTAGACAAACGTATTCAGAATCTAGAACTTTATACTTCATTGTCAATTGCGGAACTTGCCACAATTAATAAGAGTGATAAAACAATTCGAGACTCTGTTGGCGTATCTAGACCTAAAAATGGCATCTTTGTCGATTCGTTTGTTGACAGAGATGGAGGAAATATCATAGCAACAGATTTTAATGCTGCGATTGATATTGTAACTCGTACTTGCCGTGGTTCATACAATATTGCTTCAACAAGAGTATTTTCAAATAATTCAACAGCAAACTTTAATGTTGAGGTGAATGGTCCGCTAATGATGCTTGCTTCTTCGACTACAACTTTTGTGTCGCAGAATAGAGCATCTAAGACAATGAACATCAATCCATTTAACATTGTCAATTACATTGGTACAATTAAACTGGATCCGCCATCTGATGTTTGGAAATCAACAACACGTTTAGAAGCGCAAAACATCGATCTTTCCGGTGGAGAAGCGGCACGTGATGCATGGTCATCAATCCAAAGTACAACATGGGGCGCATGGAATACTCAGTGGACAACGACCGAAGAAGTTTTAAGCCGTGGACCTCAGATTGGAGGAGTAACAAATACGAATCAAAGATGGCAAGGTAACTTATTGTTGGCTGATCAAGAAAGAACTTTCTTGAATACTGTGAGAGAAACGCAAACATTAAATGCTTCACGTACTGGTATTCTTGCTCAAATTGTTCCTCAATCACTTACACAGTCGTTTGGAGACAGACTGATTGATTTAAGTATTGTAAGTTACATGAGAGAAAAGAACGTTCTTATTACTGCTGAAAAGTTTAAACCGTTCACAACGTTACATGCTTTTTTCGATAATGTGAGTGTTGATGATAAGATTGCTAAGGTAAATCGTTTCAAAATGTTCGAAAACAATCTGAAATATCAGACACAGTTTTCAAATTTTGAGACAGTTACTTTTTATCAAGCAACATCAACTACGTCTTTAGAAAGCACAGATACAGTAATTGGAACTGGTGGTGTAACTCTCACATCGAACAATAATGCATTCATTTCAAATATGAATCCATCGGCATCATTTGGCTCATGGGATCAATGTGCCACGAATGGTATCTGGGTAAAAGGTAATGTGACGGGTGAGACTTACAGAGCAACAAACTGGTATCATAGCACAGGTCGTGTTGCTGCGGCAACGTCAACAACAGTTACATTAGCATTCAGTGCTGGCGGTGCATCCGAAACTGCTGATTATATTGGCCAAAGAATGTACATTGTAAATGGTACAGGTAAGGGTCAATCTTCCATAATCACTGCGTATGATTCAAGTACAAGAATCGCAACGATTACTGGATCATGGGCAACAACTCCAGACACAACTTCTGTTTATACAATTGGTTTGTTGGAAACGACAGAAGAGGGTGCTTGCGCTGGCGTATTCTTAATACCTGGAGATACTTTCCGTACAGGCGAAAAAGTTCTTCGTTTAATTGACGATGAGTTTAATAACATTGAAAATTCTCGTACAAATGGCGATGTGAGTTTCTATGCTCAAGGTATTGTTGATACAAAACAAGAAACTGCGGTAACTGTATTTACGCCAACTGTAACAAGAAGTACCGTAAATGAGTCTTTCTCCTCATCAACTTCTTCGATCAAATCGACGACATCTACTGAAGTGCAAAGAAACGTTGTTATTGGATGGTATGACCCCCTAGCACAAACATTCTTGATCAACCCAAATACTTACGCACAAGGTATTGTGATTGATTCGGTTCGTGTGTGCTTCAAGACAAAAGATTCTACAGCACCGGTGGTTTGTCAAATTCGTCCTGTCGTAAATGGTTATCCATCAGCATCAACAATTTATCCATATGCTGAAAAGACTTTAACACCAGATCAGGTAAATCTGACAACAATACCCGATCTCAATGATTCGAATAAGTATACCGAATTTAAATTTGATGTGCCTATTTTATTGTTGCCGGGCGAACACTCATTTGTTTTGGTATCCAACAGTAATGGTTATGAGTGTTTCATTGCAGAAATCGGCGCTACAGATTTACGCACAAGTGTGAAGATTTCTGAACAGCCCTACACAGGCTCACTGTTCTTGTCACAGAATGGTTCAACATGGTCAGCGGAACAGTTAAGTGATATTATGTTTAGTATTCAAAAGCGTGTGTTCAGTTCAACTGTTGGATATGGCTTCTTTGAAGCAGACATGTCAGAATATAGTGCTAACTCGGTGTATGATGTTATGCAAGTAATGACAACAGATGCCGTTGTTGCTAACACATCTATTTTATATGACTTTGTGTCTGAAGTCGAAACTGGTGGCCAACATCAATTGTTACCAATTGTTCCGAATGAAGACTATGAATGTGATGATGGCTTCGGTAGAAGAATACTGAGTACAACAACTGGTAATACAACATTCCAGCTAAGAGCAACTTTGAGAAGTACCAATCCTGATATTTCTCCGATGATTGATTTAACTCGTTTGAATCTTCTGACGATTGAAAATAAAATTAATACTCTCCCACTACAGAATACTGGATTCGTAATTACAAATGGTGGTTCTGGATATACTGGAAATGCCACAGTGACGTTCACTTATCCAGCAGGAACTCCAGGTCCCGCTCAAGGTTCTGGCGCTGCTGCTGTTGGTATCGTTACGGGTGGTGTATTAACAAGAATTGAATTAACCAATCCAGGAACAGGATATATTGCATCTCCAACTATTACATTAAATTCCAGCGGCGGTGTAACTGCTACTGCAATTTACAACGGTGAAGATCGAGCATTGGGAGGCAACTCAGACGTTCGTTACATTACCAAAAAACTTCAATTAGTTCCTGGTTTTGAAGCGGGCGATCTTCGTGTTTACATGGATGCTTATCGTCCTGCTGGTTCTGGTATTCTTGTTTACTACAAGGTGTTGTCTGATTCAGATACAGCAAGTTTTGATGACAACAACTGGGTTCTTATGACAGAGGGATCAGCAACGAACAATTTTGTCTCTGCGAATAAGTATGATTATGCTGAATTAGTGTTTGCTCCTGGTACATATGGATCTGGAATTTTTGATAACCGCTTGTCTTATACATCAGCAAGTGGTGGAACATATAGAGACTTCTCTTTGTTTGCGATCAAAGTCGTATTATATGGCACAGACAAAGTTAATGTTCCTAAGTTTTCGCAATTACGTGTAATTGCTTTACCAGCATCAACTTTATCGACGACATAATCATGTTTGTACAAATTAAAGAAAAGAAAAATTTAGTTCGTGATACGAGAAGTGGAGTTTTAATGAATACTGATCGTGAAGAATTTCAAGCATATTATGCTGAGAGGGATCAAAAAATAAAAGAACTACAAGAGAAACAGAACTTGGAAAATAAAGTAAATAAATTAGAAGAAGATATATCAGAAATCAAGAATCTTCTCCAACAACTTGTAACGAGAACATAAGATGGCAATAGATCAACTTTCAACAGCCAATACTTTTGAAGAGTGGCTAACTACCACTTCCACTTTAGTGGCGGTAGCCAATAATCTAACCAACAATACGAGTGGTGGATTTTATGCCAACTCTTCAATTTTTATTGAAGGTTCTGATGCTTCTCTAAATGTTCGTACACTAGCAAACATCAACACGTTAAGGGCAAACACAGCAAATCTTGCTAATGTTCTTTTCTTAGATAATGATGTAACGGTACCTAGAGATTTGACGATTGGACGTAATGCTAATGTAATTGCGAACATAATTTCAGCCAACGTTACAAGTAGATTGTTTGTTGGTGGCGATACTTTCTTATACGGCAATCTAACTATTTCGGGTAATACTACTTTAGACGCCATTGGATTTAACGATTTGGCTGTAGCAGGCAATGCTAATATTGCTCAAACTTTAGTTGTTGTTGGAAATACGTTTGCTTCAAATGTAACTATATCTGGTAATATTACAAGAGCAAATGTCACAACAACATTGAATGTTGGTAGTAGCATCGTTGCGCCATTAGCAAATATTGCAAATATCGATCTATCATCCAGTTCACTTTCCGTACCAGGAAATTTAACTGTAACTGGCACAACTTCGAATATCACTCGAAATTTAGTTGTTGGTGGTAATATTGCCGTAGCAAATATCACAAGCAATGCTTATATTGGTGGTGATGCATTCATTTATGGTAATCTGACCATTTCGGGTAATACGACTTTAGACTCACTTGGATTTGATGATTTAAGTGTCGCTGGTTCTGTTAATGCTGCCAACTTAAATACAAGCACAGGTAATATTACACTTTTGGTAGGTCAAGCAAATACTGCAATTTACGGCACCATTTCAGCGGCAATTGATTCATCGATTGCGTTTGCGATTGCCTTAGGTTAAATAAATACTGAAGAAAAACAGAGGATTTAATGGCTAATAATTTTAAAAACAATGTTCTCAAAGCGGCAGGAACGACTGCTCAGAACGTATATGCGGCTGCTGCTGGTGTGCAAGCCACAGTTATCGGTATGACAATCGCTAACATTACAGGTTCACCAATTGCGGCAAACGTTATTTTAACGTGCGCTGGTGCTGCTGCACCGAATGTATATTTGGTTCTGAATGCTACGATTGCTCCTGGTGGTGCATTGGTGCCTATTGGTGGCGATCAAAAACTTGTGTTGGAAGCAGGAGATTACTTAGCAGTAAATACATCCGTAGCATCTTCCGCTGATGTTATTGCTTCAGTTCTGGAGATTTCCTAATGTCATATATTGGCAACGAACCAGAAGTAAATGCTTTTACAATAACCGTTGACAGTTTTAACGGTACAGGTGCATGTACTGAGTTTACTTTAACCAGAGACATTGATGACCCTAGAGTAATTGAAGTTGTTGTGAATGGTGTTGTTCAAACACCCACGACTTCTTACACCGTAACAAATGGTTTAATGACATTTGATGAAGCACCCTCTGCTGGAACAAACAATATTACAGTCAGATATCTTGCGCCAGTAGCAATTACATTTAATCAAGTTGCAGAATCACAAATTTTGGCAGGCGCCGTAACGGAAACAAAACTGGCAACGAGTGCAGTGACAACAACAAAAATTGCGGATGGTGCAGTTTTGGGTGGTAAAATACCAGCAAATGCTATTCGTGGTAACAATATTGTTGCTGCTACAATTACTGGAAATTTAATTGCAACTGGACAAATTACTGGCAACTTAATAGCAAACAACACAATAACAGGAAATGCGATTGTAACACCACCAGACATCTTTGATGATGCTTTTCTATTTGGTGGAATGTAAAAGGAAAATAACAAATGGCAAGAACATATAGAATTTTGGGTCAATCTAATCCAGCGGCGAACACACTAGCAACTCTATACACAGTTCCATCTGGAAATTCAGCGATTATTTCGACAATTACGGTTGCAAATTTAAATGATACTACGCTTGATGGTATAGGTAATTCATTTAGTATTGCAGTAAATGTAGGTGGTGTTGCTGTTTCAAATACAAATTACATTGCTTATCGTGTCAACTGTCCTGCTAAAGATTCAGTCACACTAACACTCGGCATCACGATGAATGCAGGTTCAATTATATCAGTAAATGCAAACAGTTCGCTGTTGACTTTCTCCGCTTTCGGTACAGAAATATATTAATTAGGATTTTGAATGGCCATTAAAAGAATTTCAAATAGTTTAGTTTCTAGAAGTTCATTTACTAGAACCGGTGCAGTTTTTCAAAGATTAGGCACTTTTAATGCGTCTGGTGTTTGGCAAGCACCGTCTGGAGTATCAAGCATTAATTATCTAATTGTGGCCGGCGGCGGAGGCGGTGGTGGAAATTTTGGTGCTGGTGGAGGCGCTGGTGGAGTTAGATCGGGAATTGCTACGGTTGTACCGGGATCAACTTATACATTTACGATTGGCGCTGGCGGAAGTGGAAAAATTGGAACCGATGGTAGTCCATTTAATCAGGGTTTTGATGGATCTGCATCAACGATAACTGGACCTGCACCATTTCCAGCAATCTCAGCAACGGGCGGTGGCGGTGGCGGTGGCATAACAAATCCTGGTTTCAATACTGGTGGACGTAGCGGCGGTTCTGGCGGCGGCGGACAACAAGGCGATAATAGAAGTGCTGGTGGTGGTGGTGGGAATCTTGGAGGTTTTAATCCATCAGAAGGAAATAATGGTGGGTCAAGCAATGGAAACCGTGATGGTGGATTTTCTGGTGGAGGCGGTGGAGGCGGTGGTGCTGGTGCTGTTGGTGAAAGCACACCAGGTCCATTTGCAGGATTTAAAGGTGGTAATGGCGGCGTAGGTATATTCTCTTCAATTAGTGGAGCAAATGTCGGCTACGCCGCTGGAGGTGGTGGTGCTCCACACGATCCTAGTAAATGGGGGTTTGGTGGTGGTGGCGGTAATGCTGGTTCATTTGGTTCATCAAACGCTGGTGGTCCAGTCTTAGCCGAGAGTGGTATTGCAAATAGAGGTGGTGGTGGAGGTGGTAGTGCAGGACCAATGTCTGCACTGAGTGGTTCTGGTGGTTCAGGTATTATATTAATTACTTGGTGATTGTCATAAATATTTTTATTTTATTAGGAGTGATTGAATGAATAATGATCAAATCGCATATGCACAATATTTGGTTGGTAACAACAACAAACTTGTGTGTGGTATTGATACTGCAATTAAAGCGTTAAGACCTACAGCAAGATATGATATGTCTGCATCGGGTGGACATTTTGAATTTACAAGATGGGAAGATGAAGCGGATACAAAACCACCTACAAAAGAAGAAATTTTTAAAGAATTAGAATATCAGAATAAGTTTATTGACTACTGGCAACACTTTGTTGATCGTGCGGCAAACTATCCTGATATTGTAGTTTTAATTGATAGTTTGTGGCAAGCAATGGATGCTAGTGAGATACCAGGAAAAGGAACAAGATTCTATGAATCAATCAAAGAAATCAACGATAAGTTTCCTAGACCAGCGGGTGAGCCACCAGTAAGACCCACATACGAATAATAGGAAATTAAATGTCATATATTGGCAATCAAGTAACCTCAGTACCATTTGTAATAGACGTATTTAATGGTGATAACGTCACAACGGCATTTGGTCCGATGGTACGCTCACCTGCAAGTGTTGCGTCTATCGCTGTTTTTATTTCAGGAGTTTATAAAACTCCTGGAGTTGATTATACTCTTGATAGTAATTTTATTTTCTTCACTAGTCCACCTGCTACTGGAACAAATAATATTGTTGTTCATCATCTAGGTGACGGCGTAATGGCAACACAAGTTCCTGCTGACGGTTCTGTTACTCCTGGAAAATTAGCCGGTGTTATCATTCGTGCTAATAATATTGTTGCTGGTCAAATTACTGGTAACTTATTAGGAACTGGCGCTGTTTCTGGAAATAATATTGGTGTCGGTGCCATTTCTGGAAACAATATTGGGGTTGGTGCAGTTAGTGCAAATAACTTTGCTGGCGGTGGCATTACATCAAATGTGTTGGCACCAAATTTGACTCTAACATTAACAAGAACTAACGAGACTACAAACTTATTTTCTACTGCTCCATCTGGAAATATAAACATCGATGTTGCCAATAACACGCTTTACTATTTTACGTCGAATACTTCCGCAAATGTAACATTTAATCTACGAGCAAATAATACTAATACTTTTGATTCCGTCATTCGAGTTGGCGAAACAATGACAATTTCAATTATGTTACGCCATTCAACAACAAGTGGAGGAAGACATTCTGCCAACGTTTTCATTGATGGTGGTTTGATTGCAACGAATCGTTCGAATCCAGATCAGGCCGGTGCAAATAATATTTTTTATGTCGGTAACGTGGCACCAGTATACGCTGCTACTATTCCTGGAACAGGAGTAGAATTGAACATGTTTAATATTAGTGTTGTTAAAAGAGCCGCTAACACTTATACCGTATTATTGTCAAATACAACAGCACAGATAGGTTAAAATGCCTAGATTGAACACGCTAATATCAACCGCATCTGTGGCGTTTTTGACTAGAAGGCCGTCAACTGGAAGATTATTATTTACCAGCAGTGGCACTTTTGTAATACCACCCACAGTTACATCAATGGATGTTTTAATTGTCGCTGGAGGTGGAGGTGCTGCTAGTCGTGCCCCTTCAGGAGGTGGTGGAGCTGGTGGTGTCAGAACTATTACATCCATATCAGTAACTCCTGGCACATCATATACAGTTCAAGTTGGCGGTGGTGGAAGTAATGGTCCTGTATTGGGAGCTTCAGGATCAAATTCGGGTATATTTTCTGCTTCACCATTTCCTGCATATTGGTCAACAGGTGGTGGTTATGGTGCGGGCATTAATGATAGTCCTGGCACAGGTAATGGTGGTGGTCCTGGCGGTTCGGGTGGTGGTGCAGGAGGTGGAGGTAATCAGTCGTATCATGCAGGCGGTTCTGGAAATGTTGGTGGATATAGCCCCTCAGAGGGCAATAACGGTGGCGGAGCTGGATTTCTTGGACAAGGTGGCGGTGGAGGTACTGGAAGTGCTGGCTTAGATACACCAGGAGACGGTGGCAGAGGAATTTTTTCTAGCATAAGTGGTGCTAATACTGCATATGGTGGTGGAGGTGCCGGTGCTGGTGGTGATTATGGAATTTATGGATATCCTGGTACAGGATTTGCTGGTGGTGGCAACTCTAAACTACCGGGTCATTATGGGTCAGAAAGTTCAACTTTACCTCCCCATGGAGCATTTGTGGGCACACCTTTTGGTGCGGGCAGAGGTGGTGGTATAGATTTATCACCAGGTGAAAATGGTGTCGCACATACTGGCGGTGGCGGCGGTGGCGGCGGACCATCCGTTGCTGGTGCTGGAGGTTCTGGTATCGTAATCGTTAGACTTATACGTTCTTCTTAATTAAGGAAAAGAAATGGCAGCGCCAAATATAGTAAACGTATCGAATATTTTAGGCAAAAGTAACGTTGCTAATGTGACGACTGTTTTTTCGTCTGTGATTGTAAATCCTGTTAATTCAAATAAAGTATTTAAAATTAATACTATCATCGTTTCAAACGTTGACGGCACAAATGCTGGTAATGTATCAATCGATTTGTTTAAGTTTGGCGCACAAAATACAAGTACGGGTCTTGGTAACACAACTTATGCATTGGCAAATGTTATCACAGTGCCAGCAAAGTCTTCATTAGACATTCTTTCAAAAACTCTATATCTTGAAGAGGGTGACCAAATCAGAGTAAGAGCAGATTCAAATAACCGTCTTCACTTTATTTCATCGTTTGAAGAGATTACTTAATGCCTTTAGGTTTGAATGGCGGCATCATTGGCCTAGTAAACTCAACAACAAGAGCAGGTCAAGTATCTGGTGTCTGGACACTTGATCAGATAAGTATCAGTAGACTGGCTAATTTATGGCCAGTTGATTTATCTGCTGATATTTCCAGCATTCAAACATTCACACAGACTACAACTTGGACTGCTCCAACAGATGTTCGATCTGTCGAATATTTTATTGTGGGTGGTGGAGGTGGAGGTTCTCATAATTCAAGTGGCGGCGGTGGTGCAGGAGGAGTTCTTCAAGGAACAGGACTTTCTGTGGTGCCGGGACAGACATATACTATAGTTGTAGGTGCCGGTGGTGCTGGTGGTTTGCCGGTAGCACCGTTGTACACTGGTAGTGGTGCTAATGGTTCAAACTCTGGTATTTGGTCATCGTCATCTTTTCCTGCACTTTGGTCAATTGGTGGTGGTGCTGGCACTGCTTATAATTTGCCTGGTTTTTCTGGTGGCTCTGGTGGCGGTGGAGGACCTGCTGTTGGACTAGGCACACCAGGACAGGGTAATAATGGTGGTTTTTTTGGAGTGGCCACTCCTACTGTTGGTACTGGAGGAGGTGGCGGTGGTGCTGGTGGCGCAGGAGCAAACGGACAAGCAAGTCCAGCAAGATCGGGCAATGGTGGCATAGGAATATTTTCTTCGATAAGTGGTGCAAACGTTGCATACGCTGGCGGTGGTGGAGGTTGTGGAGATTATCGTGGTACCACTGAAGGCAAAGGTGGCGGTGGATATGCATTATATTCAACGGGTGCACCATGGTTAGGCACACCTTTCGGTGGTGGCAATGGTTCACCTGTCAATGGTGGATTTGCTGCTTCTGGTAACACCTTCACGGGTGGTGGAGGAGGTGCTTCTAGTTTTTCCGGCACTGGAGGTGCAGGAGGTGGAGGTGCGGGTGGCTCAGGCGTTGTAATTCTTCGTTATGCGGCGCAACCGCCAAGTGAAAATCGTTACTTTGTTTTTGATTCATCAGGACAGTTTGAAGTACCTACAGGTTTTTCATTAATGAGTTACTTCATGATCGCAGGAGGTGGTTCAGGTGGTAGTGGCGGTTCTGCTGGAGGCGGTGGTGCTGGTGGCGTATTGCAAGGAACTGGTTTTCCTGTGGTTCCACGACAAAAATATACAGTCGTGATTGGAGGTGGTGGGGCTGCTGCCGCACCGTCAGCAATTGGAACAAGAGGAAGCAATACACTAATTTCTTTTGGAAATACTGTTGATGCAAATGTTCTATTTTGTGCGGTCGGTGGTGGTGGCGGTGGTGGTGACGCTGGTGGTGGTTCTTCAGGTGGTTCTGGAGGCGGTGGCAATGGCGGTGGAGCAAATCAAGGCGCAGGTATAGCAGGACAAGGTTTTGCTGGTGGTCCAGGCTCAGGTGCACCAATGTTTCAAATTGGCGGTGGAGGCGGTGGTGCCGGAGGCGTTGGTAACGGAAACGGACTTTCTAACGGTGGAATAGGAATATTTTCCACATTTAGCGGCTCTAATGTTGCTTATGGTGGTGGCGGAGGTGGTACTAGTGGATATGGCGGTGGAGGATACGCATTGTATTCTTCTGGTGCACCATGGTTAGGTACACCTTTTGGTGGCGGAACTAACGGTTCATCTGCAAACACAAATACTGGAGGTGGCGGTGGACGAATCGCAGCAGGTGGTTCAGGTCTTGTGCTAATTAGACTTGCTGTAAATCAAAACAACTTTGCGAATGTTACTAACACTACTCCCTGGCAAGTTCCTGCTGGAGTAACTTCAATTCAATACTTATTTGTTGGCGGTGGCGGTGGAGGAGGTGCAGGAAATCCTGGCGGTGGTGGTGGTGCGGGTGGCGTTTTAAGTAGTCCATCATTTCCAGTTACTCCCGGTGAAACATACACAGTGACAGTGGGTGCTGGTGGTGCTGCTGGTGCGAATGGAGGAAACACTGGTATTTCAGGAACAGGCATATCTACTGTTATTGCATTGGGTGGAGGTCGTGGAGCTGGCAATGATGGTCCTGCTGCAAGTGGTGGTTCTGGTGGTGGTTCAAATTTTGGCGGTGGTTTTGGTTTAGGAACGCCCGGTCAAGGAAATAATGGCGCCAGTGGTTTTAGCATAGGAGCTGGTGGCGCCACCGTGGGTGGTGGTGGAGGTGGAGCTACAAGTGCTGGTGTAGATGGTGGTTTTTATGGCTCTGGCGGTGGTTCAGGTGGTAGAGGAATTTATAGTTCGATTACTGGTGCCAATACAGGTTATGCTGGAGGTGGCACTGCGTCAGGTAGTGGTGCTGGAAATGATAACAGCACATTCAATTGGTTATACGGCGGAGGTAATTCGGGAGTCATGGGAATTGCATCAACTGGTGGTGGAGGCGGCGGCGGTATGGCAGGAGGTTCCGGTATCGCTGTTCTTAGATGGGCATAATAAATGGCAATCAGAAGATTTAACGGCGGTATAATTGGCAGTAGAAATCTTGCTAATCCAAATAGCACAGTTGGTGTTTGGACACCAGGTGAAATTCAACTTGCAAAATTGAGCAATATTTGGCCAATCGATTTTCCGCTTGGTGAAACAGGCACTCAGATTTTTACAGAAAGTACATCGTGGGTAGTGCCTGATCGTGTAACACAAGTTGACTATCTTTTAGTTGCAGGTGGAGGTGGCGGCGGTGCATATTATGGTGGTGGTGGAGGCGCTGGTGGATATCTGATTGGTACTGGATATGGTGTAACGCCCGCACAAACATATACCATACTTGTTGGTTCTGGTGGCACTGGAGGCACAGACACGAATGATAATGCTGCCAATGGCAGTAACTCTGTATTCGGAAATTTAACTGCTATAGGTGGTGGTGCTGGCGGCGCTGGAAGAAATAATCCAGGTAGAAGCGGTGGTTCCGGTGGAGGAAGAGGTTCTGGTGGAACTGGAGCAGTAGCAACAGGAACGCCCGGTCAAGGAAATGCTGGCGGAATAGGAACGAACTCTCCACAACCAGCATGGGGTTATGGCGGTGGCGGCGGTGGCGGCGCCGGTGGTGCTGGCGGCAGTGAACCCACGCCGAACAATACAAGCACTGGAAACGGCATAGGTGGAGCAGGTCTTTCCTCTTCGTTTTCCGGTCAAACCGTTGTGCGTGGTGGTGGTGGAGGTGGTAACACATCGACTGCTCATCCTGGAGGTGGAGGCGGTGGTAACGGCGGCCTTTTCCCAGTAGCAGCGGTGAATGGAATCACGAATACTGGCGGTGGCGGTGGTGGCGGCAGTGATAGTCCTATTAGAAATGGTGGTGCTGGCGGTTCCGGTCTAGTCATTCTTAGATGGCGATTTGGAAATTCTACAAATCAAATTTTTGTTTTTGCAAATACGGGCCAATTTACAGTACCTGATGGCATCACATCAATTGATTATCTACTAGTTGCTGGTGGCGGAGGTGGTGGCTCTTTAGGTGGCGGTGGTGGTGCTGGTGGTTTATTACAGGGCACTAGTTATCCAGTAGGTCCTAATCAAATCTATACAATTCGATTAGGTAGTGGAGGTGCCGGTGGCGGCGGAAGTAATCCTGGTTCAGCCGGTTCAAATACAGTTTTGTCTGCTGGTAATACCGCTAATGCTGTATTATTTACAGCATTGGGTGGTGGTTTTGGTGGTGGTGATGCTCCTGGCGCAACCAATGCTCCGCAAAAAAATGGAGGTGCTGGTGGTTCCGGTGGCGGTAGTGGTCAAGGAGGACCCAGTGGAGGAAGTGGTACACCTGGACAAGGCAATAACGGTGGAAATAGTCCTGCCGGTTTTTGTGGCGGAGGTGGTGGCGCAGGTGCAGTTGGTGGTTCAGTTGGGGCGGCACCTCCACATCCTGCTGTAATACAAAGTGGCAATGGTGGCGTAGGTATATTTTCTACAATTACTGGGTCAAATACGGCGTATGCGGGTGGCGGTGGCGGTGGCGCAAATAATTCACGTGCAGGCAATGGCGGACAAGGTGGTGGTGGTAACGGCGCAGGCAATAACAACAGTTATGTATCAACATCTGGCGGCACAAACACTGGTGGCGGCGGAGGCGGTGGCGGGTATACTAGTAATTACACATCTGGTTCACCAGGTGGTTCCGGTTTTGCAGTCATCAAAGTGTCTGACACACAAAATAAGATTGCAGTCTTCTCTAACACAGCCACATGGAATGTGCCAACAGGAGTTTCATCAATAGAGTATTTGATTGTTGCTGGTGGAGGTGGTGGTGGTGGAACGCATGGTGGAGGTGGTGGTGCTGGTGGTTATCGTACATCAACATCTTATCCCGTTTCACCGGGATCTTATACGGTTATTGTTGGTTCCGGTGGCGCAGCAAAATCAAATGGCTCCAATTCAGGAATTTATAATGTATCTTCATCAGTGTGGTCTGCTGGTGGTGGTGCGGGAGGCACTTCAGTTTCATATGAACCCGGCACCATTGGCAATAACGGTGCCGGCGGCGGTTCTGGTGGTGGAGGTTGTGGTGGAGATAACAATTCATTCGCAACAGGAATAGGAGGAATAGGAAATCTTCCTAATGTTTCACCCGCACAAGGAACCGGTGGTGGCATTGGTGCTGGTGCTGGTGGTTCATGGCAAGGTGCTGGAGGTGGCGGTGGTGGTGCTGGCGCAAATGGGGCTAATGCAGCAAGTGGCACACAAGGAGGTAATGGTGGCATAGGTCTTGCATCATCAATTACAGGAACTCCTATATTTTATTCTGGAGGTGGAGGAGGAGGTAGCAGAACCGGCGGTGGACCTGGAGGTGGAGCCGTTTACATGACTGGCGGTGGATTAGGTGGTGGTGGTAATGGAAACTCTGATGGTCTTGGTGTTGGTGCTAATGGCTCTTCTTTCACAGGTGGTGGAGGAGGTTTTGGTGCGTCTGGTGGTTCTGGTATAATCATCCTTAAATGGACATAAATAGATTTATAAATACAAAGTAACTTTTTAAACAAAGAGGGAGTTTTACAAATGGCACATTTTGCACAACTTGATGAAAACAATGTAGTAACACAAGTCATTGTTGTGTCTAACAATGAACTGCTTGACGCTAGTGGTCAAGAACGTGAAGAAATGGGTATTGGTTTCTGCCAAAGATTGTTCGGTGGCAATTGGAAACAAACATCATACAATCACAACTTCCGCAAGCGTTATGCAGGCATCGGTTATTCATACAATGCAGAACTTGATGCATTCGTTCCACCTAAACCATATCCTTCGTGGGTGTTGAACAATGAAGATGCAAACTGGGATCCACCTGTACCACGACCAGAAGATTATGGTGTCGGTGAAGGTAAAAAAATGTATATGTGGGATGAAGATACTACTTCTTGGCAAGAATTGCCTCCTGGTCCATCTGAAGAGCCAGTTTAAAATTGTTATTCATTATAAAGAAAACCCCGCTTGTCGGGGTTTTTTATTAGCGGTACAAGATTGACTAAATACACAATTAGAAGGAGATAGTCTTGGCTGCTTACGTAGAAATTACCATTGAGCAAGGTGCAAACCTAACATCAACTGTTACAGTAAATGATACACAAGGTGATTCTGTAAATCTCACTACATATTCTGCATCTGCTCAATTACGCAAATCATATTATTCTTCATCAGCAAACACATTATCAGCAATAATTACTGGCAACGCTAACGGTCAAATTACACTATCAATGACCGCTGCAAATACAGCAAATCTAACTCCCGGTCGTTATGTTTATGATCTAATTATCAGAAATTCGATTGATAACTCTGTGACACGTGTAGTAGAAGGCACTGCTGTTGTACTTCCATCAGTTACGAGGTAAGTCATGCCAGATTTAGGTAAAGTTACGGTTTTTCAACCAAATAGAACAACACTTGTATCGCCCAATTATAAACCAAAACCAAATGTATCATTAGCAGAAATTAATGATGTATCTACAGAAGGTGTTGAGAATGGTTTTTCTTTAGTTTATAATTCGGCCAATAATCGTTTTGAAATGAAAATTGCTACCTCCGTTTTAGAAAAACTTGACGGCGGTTTATTCTAAGAATTACAAATGGCAAATACACCAATTCAAATAAAACGTTCGCTAACGTCGAGCGCACCAACATCATTAAATGTCGGCGAACCGGCGTATTCATACACTAGTAATACATTATTCATTGGTTCACAAGATGGAACAGGTTATATTCCTATCGGTGGTTGGGATAATTACATCCGTAGTATTTCTGCATATGAAAGATTAAACGCTGTCTCACACACAGCAAACGCATCTTCTCTTCGTGCGAACAATTCATTAGACGCTAACGTTGGTGGTTTGATTACTGGTGATGTTACCATTCAAGGTAATCTGAGTATCATTGGTGGTTCGATTGGTGCTAACGTGCCTGTTGTATTAATCGGTGATAATATTATTTCGCTGAATACCGCAATCAGTCCATCGGGTGAACCGACATTAAATGCAGGTATTGAAATTGATCGTGGCGCACAGCCAAATGTTTATTTGTTATGGAATGAAACTGATAATAAATGGACATTTACGAATGACGGTATAAACTATGATGATTTGGGTGGTTCAGCACCGGCATCATACGCCAACTCTGCATTTGTAAAAGCAAATTCGGCATTTCTACATGCTAATTTTTCTTTTAATCATGCCAACTCAGGATTCATTCAAGCAAACTCAGCATTCTTACATGCTAACTTTGCTTTTGCCAATGCAAATGCCGGTCTTGCAATGGCCAATGCGTCATATATTCATGCCAACTCAGGATTCATTCAAGCTAATTCATCATTCTTTCATGTAAATGCGGCATACTTACATGCGAATGCTGCATACACAAGTCAGAATACAAGTGGCATTCGTGCGAACTCGGCATTTGAGCAAGCCAACGCAGCATTCATCCATGCCAATTCGTCATTTCAGTTTCAGAATGCTTCAGGTAGTTATGCAAACTCTGGTTTTATTCAAGCCAACTCTGCGTATCATCACGCCAATGCTGGTTTTGCCAACGCTAACGGTGCATTTGCCGCTGCTAATGCTGCATATATTCAAGCCAATTCAGCATTCATACAAACAAATGCAGCATTCATTCATGCAAATAGTGGTTTCATAAAAACAAACTCAGCGTTTGACCATGCCAATGCTGCCTTTGCAAATGCCAACGGTGCTTTCGCTGCTGCTAATGCTGCTTTTGCGAATGCCAATGGTGCCTTTGCAAAATCAAATGCTGGTTATAATCATGCAAATTCTGGATTCATTCAAGCGAATGCGGCATTTATACATGCGAACAGTGGCTTTATTCAAGCGAATGCAGCATTCAATCATGCCAATGCCGGATTTATTCGTGCAAACAATTCACTGAATGCCAATGTTGGTGGTCAAGTTACTGGTGATGTCGTCGTTGTTGGTAATCTTACATCAAATACATTAACAACAACAGGTTCAAACGGTAGCATTACAGGTGCTAATGCTATCTTCTCAAACTACTTCTTTGGTGCAAACGGTACAGTAGACCTGTACGTCTACACATCATACGCCTTCGCAAATGCTAACGGTGCTTTTGCTAGAGCCAATGCTGCCTTTGCGAATGCCAACGGTGCATTCGCCGCCGCTAACGCTGCATACATTCAAGCTAACTCGGCATTTATAAAAACAAATGCTTCGTTTGACCATGCGAATGCTGCTTATATTTCTCAGAATGCAACAGGTCAGTATGCTAATGCTGCGTTCATTCATGCGAACAGTGCATTCATACAAACTAATGCGGCATTTGATCACTCAAATTCCGGATTTACTCAAGCAAACGCTGCATTCATACACGCCAACAGTGCATATGAATCTCAGAATGCAACTGGTCAATACGCTAATGCAGCATTTATTCATGCAAACAGTGCGTATGAATCACAGAATGCTACAGGTCAATATGCAAACGCCGCATTTATACATGCTAATAGTGGATTCATTCAGTCTAATGCTGCATTCATACATGCCAATAGTGGATTTATACAAGCCAATGCAGCATTTGATTATGCCAATGCCGCTTATATAAGTCAGAATGCAACTGGTCAGTATGCTAATGCTGCATTTATACATGCCAATAGCAGTTTCATTGAGGCTAATGCTGCGTTTGCTCACGCCAATGCAGGTTACAATCAAGCCAATACTGGAACAATATTAGCACAAGCAGCGTTTGATAATTCAAACACCAAGTTTAATTCTGCTGGTGGTACGATTTCTGGTAATGTAACAATTCAAAGCAATCTTACAGTTTTAGGTAATGTTACATTTGTAGGAAATGCTACATCTTTACTAATTACTGGTAATACTGGTCAGTTTTTCGGTTACGCATCTAATGGACATAACGCATTATATGCAGGTATTCCTGTTGGATTTGATTTTCAACCTCACACAGTTTTCCAAGCATCAACAAATGAGAATAATTATTCTCAGATAAACATTCAGAACATTAACAATGGTCCTGATGCATCTGGAGATTATGTTGCTACTGCTGATAATGGCACTGAAGATGATACTTACATTGACATGGGCATCGGCAGTAGTCAACATGCCGATCCGGAATTTACGTTAGTCGGACCTAATGATGGTTATCTGTATACACATGGCAATACATCAACAGGTGGTGGTGATCTTGTATTAGGCACATTCTTACCACAGAATGATGTTGTGCTTGCTGCTGGTGGTATGAATAATGAAAATGAACAGATGCGTATTATCGGTTCAAGTAATACAATCAATATTCGTGCCAATGTAGATGCAAGTCTCTCAAAGAGTGTTCTGTTAGGTGCAGTTGCAAACGTTCACATCACTGGTGGTTCTGACGATGATTATATTAGAACTGATGGCGCAGGTAATCTAACGTTTGCAAATCTGACTTCTGCAAATGTAATTAAAGTTCTATACAACACCACTAATGCCTCATTTATTCAAGCCAATGCGGCATTTGCATCAGCGAATAATATTGATGGTGTAAATCTAACACAGAACACCAATATAGCATCGGCCGCATCTTATGCCAACTCAGCGTTCATACAAGCAAACGCTTCATTTGTTCATGTTAATTCTGCATTTGATCATGCGAATGCTGCATATCAATCACAGAATGCAACTGGTCAATATGCCAATGCAGCATTCACGGTTGCTAACGGTGCATTTATTCATGCCAATAGTGGATACATTCATGTCAACTCGGCGTTTGACCATGCGAATGCCGCTTACATAAGCCAAAACTCAACTGGCAACTATGCAAATGCGGCGTTTGCGAATGCCAATGCCGGTCTTGCAATGGCTAATGCCGCTTTTGCAAATGCCAACGGCGCATTTGCTTCTGCTAATGCAGCGTTTAATACAGGTAATTCTGCATTCATTCAAGCGAATGCATCGTTTGATCATGCCAATGCAGCATTTGCAGCGGCAAACAATGTATTCCCACAAGTACAACCAGCATACGATACTGCTAACTCAGCATTTATACATGCTAACTCAGCATTTATACATGCGAACGCTTCGTTTGATAAAGCAAATAATGCTGATGCAAATGCATTGTCTGCTGGCGCATATGCGAATGCAGCATTTGCTGCTGCAAACAATGTAGCTCCACAAATACAACCGGCGTTCAACACTGCCAATGCTGCATTTATTCAAGCGAACGCTTCGTTTGATAAAGCCAACAATGCCGAAGCGAATGCATCGTCGGCAGGTGTATATGCCAATGGCGCATATGTTCACGCTAACGCTGCTTTTGCTGCTGCGAACAATGTGTTCCCACAAGTGCAGCCAGCTTTTCATACTGCTAATGCTGCATTTATTCAAGCGAACGCTGGCATTCTTCATGCACAATCAGCTTTCCATCATGCGAATGCCGGATATGATGCTGCAAATACTTCCGACGGAAAAGCAGTGGCGGCAGGCAACTATGCGAATGCTGCATTTATTGTTGCGAATGCTACTACAATTCAAGCAAATGCTTCTTTTGATCACGCCAACTCTGGATTCGTACAAGCAAACTCTGCATTCTTCCACTCAAACAGCGGATTCATTCAAGCAAATGCATCATACAATCAAGCGAATGCATCGTTCATTGTAGCCAATGCAACATCAACACAGGCTAATGCAGCATTTGACCATGCTAATGCGGCTTTTGCTTCAGCAAACAATGTAGCACCACAAGTACAACCTGCATTTAACACGGCAAATGCAGCATTCATTCAGGCTAACGCAGCAACTATTATTGCTCAATCGGCATTTAATGCTGCAAATAATGCATCTGATCCTTGGGTTCGTGGTCAAGCAAATGCCGCCTTCATTCAAGCCAATGCTGCTTTTGATAAGGCGAATACTGGTGCAAATGCCGAAGTAAGAACATTTGCCACAACTTCAAATGGTGCAGTTTCTACTTACGCTTTAGGATTTACGCCAGCGTCCAATAGTGCTGTCATTGTTTCGATTGGTGGTATTGTTCAGTTGGAAAATGACGATTACTTAGTAGATCGTACAAACAATTCTATTTCGTTTAATGAACCTCCACCAGTAGGTGAAAAGATTCGTGTTGCTGGATTTAATAATGTTAATCCATACTTTTTAGACGTTGCGAATTCCGCTGGCGCTGTTGTTGTTTCGTATAACGGCATCGGTGATGGTGTGACTCAAGGCTTTAACTTAGGTTTCAGACCTGAATCTGGTAATGCTATCTTTGTTTCTCTTGGTGGTATTTTACAACCTGAAGATGCATATACTGTCAATCCATCAACAAACACGATTACATTCGTTACCGCACCTGGTAATAATGAAAACATTCGTGTTGTTGGTTACGATAAAATTAATCCATATTATATTCAATATGTCAGTTCAAATGTTTCAGTATCAACATTTGAAACTGTTGCAAATGGTAACTTTACAACATTCAATCTTGGTTTCTTACCACAAGCACGTGAAGTATTAATTGTTTCTGTTGATGGCGTAATTCAACCAATTACATCGTATGAAGTCAATAACACACAACAAACAATTACATTTGATGCTGCACCGGCTAATGGTGAATTGGTTCGTGTCATTACAATGTACACAACCGCAAATGCTTTTGTCATACCAGACGGTTCAATTACACTGTCAAAGTTAGATGACCAACTTTATAATTTAATATACAACTCAAGTAATGTAGCAAATAACATTTCTAATACAGCGAATCTTGCAATTGCGAATGTTGAAGCCAGTGCTAACGCTACATTAAATACAGTTTCAAATACGGTCAATGCAGCATTCAATACTGCAAATGCGGCGTTCATTCAGGCAAATACGGCAGCATCAACAGGTAAGGCAATAGCAATGTCTATTGTATTTGGAGGTTAACGAATGTTACAGACAATAGGCTCCGCTAGAATAGCCAACAATGCAATCACAACTGACAAGTTGGCAAATTTTGCAGTCACGAATACCAAAATTGCGAATGCTGTCATCACTGTAGAAAATATCTCAGCGGATACTTTACCTAATTATGATTTGGATGATGTGTCATATCTGGCAGATGGAAATACGTTAAATTTTCCATTAAGATATAACACATCAAATGTGTCTGTCAGAGATCCGTCAAGTTTGATGGTTATTGTAAATGGAACGATACAGAAACCCTATGCTAATACATATGGGTCAAACACTTGGATAACAAACATCTATGCACCGGACGGTGGCTACATGTTAGACAGTGATGGTACAATTCGCTTCTCTGAGCCAGTGCCAAATGGCTCAACGATTCAAATTAGAGTGGTACCAGGCATTGCAAATACAGTTCAAAGAACTTATCCTTACCGACCGCTTGATATTATGGTCGGAGACTAAAAGACTAAATAGTAGAGATTTTTAAAAAGTAATCAATTACCCAATTATTTGGAGTTAAAATGGCTAGAAAAGTATTATCTGATACATACTATTCGTTCACCCCGTCAAGCAGAACGATTGTATTTAATCAAATCATTCAAAGAGAGAGATTCGTTCTCATTACGAATCTGAACACGAATCAGGTAATCTACAATTTTTCAGACCCGAATCTGAAAATTACCTCATATTCAACATCGACAAACACCACTACTGGAATAGCAACGACAAGTATCGTTCTTCAGTATAATACAACTGCGATGTCGGCAACCGACGATTTGCAAGTTGTCATCGATGAATATGAAGAGAAGTTTACACCGTCAGAACTATACACTGACCCAGTAAATAAATTCCGTGTTTCTCAACCACAGGCTTTAATCGATACCGACTTTGAATATTCCACTCAAGCAACTAAGTGGGAATCTCTGTCTCTGGTTAATAATCGCCCTTATGCATATCAAAACACAAGTGCGAACACCATTTTCTCAACTGGTGGTCCAATTAGTGTGACAGCCATTGCAGTCAACTCCAATTCAAGTGTGGTCACAGTTTATACCGCAAATACTGTTGCTGTAAACACTCCAATTTTTGTAACAGATACGGCATGGGGACCTGCTGATGGAACGTTTATGGTTGATTCAGTAACACCAGGTCATGCAATTCGTTACACAACAAAACAACGTTACATTAACACAGCAGCAGGCATAGCAAACGTTAATATTAATATTCCTGGTGTAAGTGCTGTTGCAAACGGTTCAGTATATTCACGTGCCAATATTGGTATCGCAAATATTAACTTCATCAGTACATTCGCAAACGGTCAGATAACAACAACTCAACCACATGGTTTGTCATTAGGTAATGAAGTTATTATTCAAGGTGCATTTGCTGCAACGTCTGGTACACCAAACGGTACTTACACAATTACTGGTGTTTACTCTAATACTACTTTCCGTATTGATGCTAACGTAGCACCAGTAAGTTCTGGCGGTATCACATCTTCACTTGCAAACTTGTTCTCTGCTGGTCGTTCAACAATCGTGCATCGTGCGTATGATGGTGGTGTTGAATTCGGCACAGCAGCAGAAGGTCATAATAATCAATTGATTCGTCAAACACGCCGTTATTTCCGTTATCAGTCTGGTAAAGGTATTCAGATGTCAACTGGTACGTTGATTAAGCCGGCGATGCGTGTTGATAGCATTACAAGTTCTGGTGTGGTTGTAACAGTCAGAACAAAAGAACCACACTTTTTAGATGCAAATGTATCAATTAATGTTGCCAACTGTTTAGAAACGGCATACAACGGAATATTTAATGTTCGTGAAACAATTGATCCTTATACATTTACATATGTTGCGAATAGCACACCTTCATCTTCTACAGCAACGGGATTATATCGTGTGACTGTAAACAATTGGTTCGGTGCTATTAACCGTATTGGTATGTTTGATGATCAAAACGGTTTGTTCTTTGAATATGATGGTACAACATTAGCAGCCGTTAGACGCTCATCTACTCGTCAACTCTCTGGTTACGTTTCTGCAAACACTTCAAATACGCAGATTGATGGCGTTACTGTCAACGGTGTAACAACCAAGTTCTCTTCTGAACTCGAAGTTGGTGATTATATCGTTATCAAAGGCATGTCATATCGTGTCATCGAAATTAATTCTGATACAAGATTACACATTTCTCCTGCGTATCGTGGTGAAACGCCACTTTTCCAAGCAGTTGCAAATAAGACGATTGATTATCGTTACCCACAAAACACGTGGAATCTTGACCGTTGCGATGGAACAGGACCATCAGGATACAATATTGATTTGAGTAGGATGCAAATGTTGTATCTGGATTATTCGTGGTACGGTGCTGGTTTTGTTCGTTGGGGATTCCGTGGTGCAGACGGTAATATTATTTACTGTCATAAAGTAATTAATAACAATGTCAACTATGAAGCATACATGCGTTCAGGTAACTTGCCCGCACGTTATGAAACCAACACATTCTCACGTAGAACTAGACTTCAAGCAACGATGAACTCTGGTGATAGCACCATGAATGTGGCGAATGCTTCTGCGTTCCCAACAGCAGGTACATTGTGGGTATATGGTGGACCTGGTGGTTTAAGTGAATTCATTAACTATAATGGCATCTCAAATAATTCACCATCAGGTTGGACATTTAACAATCTGACACGTGGTCAACCCGGTACTACAATCAACTGCGTGATGTCTACGACAAGCACGGTGTTGAACTTGGTTGCGGGTCAAGCCACAACTGGTATTCAACCTGGGATGTATGTAAGCAATGCTAATATTCCTGGCACCGCTGTGATTACTTCAGTTACTCCTGGCGTATCGATTCAACTTTCACAAGCACCACAAATTGGTGGCACGGGTCTTGTGACATTTATTCCGATGGGTAACACAGCACAAACGTTTACGTTCTCAACAACCTCACCAACTTCTGTTGAACTTCATGCGCCAGGGTATTCACCTAGATTGAGTCATTGGGGTACTTCTGTAATTATGGATGGTCGTTACGATGATGATAAATCTTTCGTGTTTACACAGGGCATGTCAATAGCAAGAAGTGTGCCTCCTGGACAACGTATGGCACTGCAAAGTTTCCGTGTTGCGCCATCAGTAAGTAATGGTGTTCCTGGCTCAAGACTTGGTGATCGTGAAGTGATTAATCGTATGCAAATGATTCTGCGTCAGTTAGACCTTCTCTCTGGCGGTCAGTTCTTGATGGAAATTTTGCTGAATGCATCAACAGCAAACGCTGCACCTCAATGGGCTTCGGTTGGTGGCTCAAGTTTGGTACAATATGTTAATCACACCGCTGACACAAGAATTGATGGTGGTGAAGTTATTTACGGCTTCTTCACTAACTCATCTGGTGGTTCTACAAACTTGACAACGACTTCAGTTGAACTCAACTTGGTTCGTGACTTAGGTAATAGTATTTTAGGTGGAGGAACGCTTGATCCTAACCGAGGCTTCTATCCAGATGGACCTGATATTATTACAGTTTGTGCCCGAAACGTTGGTACGGCAGCAGCATCTATCTTCTCTAGATTGTCGTGGACAGAAGCACAGGCATAAATGTTATCAGTAACTACATTACCAATACTGCAAGTTGTAAATGAAAACAAAGAATTTTATTTCAACTTGCAGCCTGGTTTATCAGGTAGAGCAGATGTTGAGTATGTAAATCGAAACATATCTTTCAACCCTGCTTCTAACACCATTACAATTGGTGTCAATTTAAACCTTGCCAGAAACACTGTCAATGGTGTGGCTATTGCTGAGTCGTCGTTACCATCAACGAAGTTTAGTCCGATTAGTCGTATACTAGAAAATGCGTATTTAATACCTGGTTCTGCAAACGGTAATGTAAGTGTTTTTGTCGGTGACAGTTCGGTTTATTATTTGACAGGTAACACAGCAGGCAATCTTACTTTTGATCTTCGTGTAAGTCCCGAAGTGCCACTTGACAGTTTGATAGGTAATGGTCAATCAATTACAACAGCATTTATATTGACACAGGGCAATACGCAGTTTACTGCAAATCTTTCTATTGATGGTAGATATCAAGCAAACAGTACAAGATGGTCAGGAAATTCTAGACCAACTTTTATTTCGACAATCACAAATCAGCAGTTAGATGTGTATACATTCACAACAATAAAAGTAGGAGCCAATTCTTATTCGGTTTTGGGTTCAAGAACAGTTTATGGTTTTGGATAATGCCCTTAGTAACTACATTTGGTGCTGCTTCAGGTAGAGGTTATGGTCTTGGTACTGGAGTAAGAGATGGTTTATCTGCTGCAAGTGCAGCAGTCAGTGCTGCTGCTATTAAATCAGCAACAGGTACAAATACCGATGGTCTTTATTGGATTGATTTACCCACAGTTGGACCCACTCAAGTTTTTTGTTTAATGAATTCGTCTGCCAATGGTGGTGGATGGATGATGGCAATGAAAGCGACCAGAGGCACAACTTTTAATTATAGTGCAAACTACTGGAATACAATAAACACTTTAAATCCTACGGCATCTAATAGAAACGATGGTGATGCTAAGTTTGATACTATGAATTATTTTGCGGCTAAAGATATTATGGCACTTTGGCCTGATATTACAACTAATGGTGGAGGACTTGGAACAAATCCTTACAGTTGTTGGAGTTGGCTACAAAATAATTTTTTTGCAGGAAGTACCACCACATTAGTCAACTTTTTTAATACACAAGGCACATATAATACTGGCACGGTAAACACTGCTGGCAATTATGGTGGTTATTTTATAGGATTGGCGAAAAGTTCTCCTGATTGGGGTAATGGTATTTTTTCATCTCAAAATGCTATTAACTTTTATGGATTCAATTTTAAAAACTTTCCTAATCCCTCATACGGAAATGGTAGTGCTAAAGTTCGTTGGGGATTTGGATGGAATGAGAATGGTGAGGGCAACTATACTGGACCAGCAACACTTGCTAATGGAGGTTCGTTTTCCGGTTCAGACGATGTGAGTGGTGGTATTGGTATGGATAGTGGTTTTGGTAATTATAGTGCTGGTGATGCAATCGGATGTTGTCAAGATTCAAATGGCATCAATAGATCAGCCAGAGTTGAGGTTTACATACGATAATGTTTGTTTCAGAAAATATTCAAGAGCAAAGGCTCGCACATTGTAATCAATGTGAGTTTTATACAAAGTTAAATTTTTGTAGTAAATGTAATTGTTTTATGCCAGTGAAAGTAAAACTTGCTTATAAATCTTGCCCAATAGGACTTTGGCATTCAGAGAGCGAATTACTTAATAAATAATTGTGTTTATCTAAAAATTAAAAATGGTTTAAAATGTCAGAACAAAAAGTAGAATCGGGTCGTATAGCAGAAGCCGCCATCATTGCAGGCAAAATTGCCACGGGTGCTATTCAAGGTAACTCAATAGCGGCAGCGGCGATTTCTGGCAATCATTTGAATCCGAACATTATTGGTACAAATAATATTGTTGCTGGTTCTATTACTGGTAATTTGATTGTTAATGCATCAATATCTGGTAACCATTTAAATCCGAACATCATTGGTACAAATAATATTGTTGCTGGTTCTGTCACAGGTAACCTGATTGCAGCATCGGCTGTGGGCTCAAATACACTTACACCCAATCTATCTTTATCTTTAGTTAGAGTTTTTGAAACTGCAAATGTATTTACTACTGGTGCTACTGGTAATGTGATTATTAATGTTTTGAATAATACTGTATATTTCTTTTCGTCAAACACCACTGGTAATGTAACATTCAACTTTAGAGCAAATACACAAAATACTTTAGACTCTCAATTAGGTTTAGGACAATCAGTTAGTTCTGCAATTTTGTTAAAGCAAGGCGCCATAAGATATCGTGCAAATGTACATGTAGATGGAGTTTTACAAACTGTTTGGTGGTTAGGCAATTCTGCACCAGGTTTTGCTACAGCACAACAAGAATCAATCGATTTATATTCATTTAATATTTTAAAGACAGCAGCAAATACATACACGGTGTTGGCATCAAACAGCAATTTTGCACTGGCTCAAGGACAAATTAGTTAAGGTTTAGAATGATACAAAGAGTTAGAACGAGTATAATTCAAAGTGGTGCCGTAATTGGTAATACCATAGGACCTACTTCTGTCAGCACAAACAATATTGTTACTGGTGCTATAACCGGTAATTTATTGCCGTCAAATGTTATTGCAACGAACAATATTGTTGCAGGTTCTATTACGGGTAATTTGTTGTCATCAAATGTTGTTCGCACAAATAATATTGTTGCAAGTTCAGTCACAGAAAATCTGATTGCGAATGGCGCAGTCACAAACGCTAAGTTATCTGAACCTAACGCCTTTGAAGATTATTTTTTATTTGGTTTAGGCTCATAAGGAAAAATAATGCCAAGAAATTATACCATTTTAGGTCAACAAAATCCAGCAGCAAACACTTTAACAAGATTGTATCAAGTACCTGCTGCAAATTCCGCTGTCATTTCATCAATTAATATTGCTAATTTGGATGCTAACGCTGCCGTGTTTAGTGTGGCCGCAAATGTATCTGGCGTAGCGACTGCAAATGCAAACTATCTAGCGTGGCGTGTGTCTATTCCGGGTAATGATTCTATTTCTTTAAGTTTAGGTATTACTTTAAATGCTTCGTCGCAAATATCAGTAAACGCCAATACAACCACAGTTTCGTTTAGTGCATTTGGTACGGAGATGTACTAATGTCGATTCGTAGGTATACGAATAATAAATTCAGTGTAAAAAAATTTACTACGCCGGGCGTTCGTAACTACAAAGATAATTTATTCAGTTTAAGGAGATTTACAGCACCGGGTTTCGGACCAATAGGTCCTCCCTTTAGAATATTCTTATCATCCGATACATGGATTGTGCCACCAGGCGTTTCAACTATCAGTTATCTTATTGTTGCTGGTGGAGGCGGTGGTGGCGTTGCTGGTGGAGGCGGTGGTGGAGGAGGAGTTAGAATCAGCAACTCACATTCAGTGTCTCCTGGAACAAGTTATACGATTTCTGTCGGTGCTGGAGGAAGTTCAGCATCAGGTTCAAATAGTGGTTTTTTTGTTACGACAAGTGGAGGTGGTGCAGTTTGGGGAACCGGCGGCGGTGGTGGTGCAAATGATACATTTTTAGGTGGCGGATTTGCTGGCGGTTCTGGAGGTGGAGGAGGAGTTTCAAATCAACCTGGTGCTTGGGGTCCAAATTCACCGGGTGGCTTAGGAAATGCTGGTGCTTACAGTCCAGCAGAAGGTTTTGATGGCGGTGCTGGTTTTTTCAATACTGGCACCAAAGGTGTTGGTGGTGGAGGTGGTGCCGGTGGAGTAGGTGGTGGTAGTAGCACGAATTTTTGGGGTGGACCTATCATTGCAGGAAACGGTGGTATAGGAATATTTTCAACAATTACCGGTTCAAATACTGGTTTTGCTGGTGGTGGTGGAGGTGCAATTGATACGCCAGCAGGCTCAGGTGGTTTTGGACATTTCATTTGTGGTGGTGCGAATGGTGGTACAGCAGGTGTCACTAGTGCAGGAACTCCAGCTGTATCTAATCGTGGCGGTGGTGGTGGCGGTGCAACAACCAATGGTGGTTCAGGTGTCGTTATTGTCAAATGGGGCTAAAATAAATAAACAACTATGGCAACTATAAGAACAAGACAACAATTCAAAGACTACTGCCTACGTAGATTAGGCTGGCCAGTCATTGAAATTAACGTAGATGATGATCAAGTTGATGATCGCATTGAGGATGCGCTCGGTTTTTGGCGTGATTATCATTATGATGGAACAGAAAAACTGTTCATGAAACATCAGATTACGCAGGAAGACATCAATCGTAAATGGATTTATTGTCCAGATGCCGTACAATTTGTCACAGGCATTTTTCCGTTTGACCAATCAAATGCGTCAATCAACATGTTTGACTTGCGTTATCAGTTGCGTCTGCACGATCTCTATGACTTTACGTCGGTATCTTATGTGTCATATGAAATCACGATGCAGCATCTACGTACACTGAATTTACTTTTCTCTGGTACACCACAGTTTCGTTTCAACCGTCACCAAAACAAAGTGTTCTTAGACATCGATTGGACCAGAGATGTTGAACCTGGTGAATGGATTGTCGTTGAGTGTTATCGTGCAATTCAACCAGAAACTGTTGTATTGACAGGCACAGTGAGTGGTTCACCTTCGTCGAATACAATTGTGGGTTATGGTACAAAGTTTGATCAAGAAATTGTACCGTTCGACTTCATTTCTATTGGTGGAGAATCAAAACAAGTTGGTAATATTGAGTCGCCTACAAGTCTAACATTGATTGGTCCACCAACATTAACACATAATAATTCCGCAATTCAAATTGAAGGCACTACGGATATTTGGAATGATCGTTTTCTGAAACAATTGGCTACCGCAAAAATCAAACAACAATGGGGCAACAATCTCAAAAAGTTTGAGGGCATTCAAATGCCAGGCGGTGTCACATTAAATGGTCAAAAGATTTATGATGAAGCATCGGAAGAAATAAAAGATATGGAAGAACAGATTTATATGATGGGTTCACTGCCGTCAGAAATCTTTACTGGCTAATGACTACAAACTTTTACTTCAATAATTTTCCCAGTAGATTAGGAGGTGGTAATGTTATCACTCCAGAACAACTATTGGTTGAAAATCTTGTTATTGAAGCACTCAAGATTTATGGCTTGGATGTTTATTATCTACCACGTACAACACGTGATCAAGTAGATTATTTGTTCGGTGAAGATGTTCTAAAAGAATATCGTACTGCACATCCGATTGAAATGTACCTAGAAAATGTAACTGGGTTTGATGGTGAGCAAGACTTTATATCTAAGTTTGGTTTAGAGATTCGTGACGAAGCAACGTTGCTTGTATCTAGATTGAGATTTAGATATGCGGTCAATGGTCTGACACGACCACTTGAAGGTGATTTGATTTACATACCAATGACTACAAGTTTCTTTGAGATTACCAGCGTAGAATCAGAGAACGATCAAGCAATGTTCTACACATTAGGCCGTGGTCGTGGTGGTAATGTGTATGTGTATGCTTTGAAAATGAAACAATTTTATTTCTCAAATGAGGTTATCGAAACTGGAATTGATGAGATTGATGGTAACATTCGTAATTACTATCCAAAACTTCGTATATCATTAGGATCAGGTTCGGGCAGATTCGTTAATGATGAGATTGTTTATCAAGGTTCAAATCTTTCTTCAGCCACAGCACAAGCATTAGTTTATGATTTTCAGCCAAATGCATACATCGATGTGTATCGTATGCAGGGTGATTTTACATCATCAGCCAATGTACACGGTAACACAAGCAGCGCACAGTGGACAGTAACGCTTGCAACGGATGCGCCAGTTCAGAACACAGCGTTTGAAGACATTATCGACAATGCACGTATTGAAGCAGCCAGTGATGGCATCATCGACTTTACGGAAGTTAATCCGTTTGGAGAACCGTAATGTTAGGTAATGCTCAGTTTTATCACCGCACCATTCGTAAGATGGTTGTTGTGTTTGGCACGTTGTTTAATGATCTTGAGATTGTTCGCTATACACAGTCAGGTAATCCAAAAGAAAAACTTAAAGTACCACTATCTTATGGACCAAAAGAAAGATATCTGACACAGATTACATCCGATCCAAATTTAGTTAAGTCAATTAATTCTGTTATACCAAGAATGTCATTCAATCTTGACAGTCTTGAGTATGATGCAAGCCGTAAACAAATTTCAACACTACAAAATTTTTCTGCTGCGACAAACACCGGTGTTGCAACACAGTTTCTTCCTGTGCCTTATAATTTCGAGTTCAGTCTGTCGATTTATGTTCGCAATACAGAAGACGGCACACAGATACTCGAACAAATTTTACCATTCTTCACACCAGACTTTAGTGTTGTTGTAGATTTTATTCCATCGATGGGTCAGAAATATACTGTGCCTATTATACTGAATTCTGTAGCATCTACAGTTGAGTATGAAGGTGGAATGAGTGATGGCACAACAAGAATAATTATGTGGGATTTGACGTTTACGGCTAAGAGTTTCATCTGGCCACCTGTCAAATCTGGCAAAATTATTCATGCTGCAAATTCGAATCTGAATATTGATTTAACATCAAAACTGGTACAAAAAGTTTACGTCGATTACGCAAATGGTAATAATGTATTTACCACTGGTGAAACAATTCGTGATTCTGCAAATGGTTTCTTTGGCACGGTAGAATACTTCAGCAACACATCATTAGGAGCGTTAGTTATTACTGGCGGTAATAAGTATATTGAAACTGGATATACTCTTACGGGTGATTATTCTGGCGCAAGATATAATGTCTCAACATCAGACATCAATTCAATTAATGCAGTTGCAATAATCACTGAGCCTACTCCTACAAATGCTGCGCCACCTTCGGACTTTGGATTCATTGAAACAATTAAAGAATGGCCTGATACATTATGAAAAAATTAAATAAAAACTTATCAGAAATCTTCGATGTTGAACCGATTGAAGAAAAAACTATAGAAACATTGCCTGCTGTTGTAAATGACAGCAACAATCAAATTGACGCTGATGCTGAATTTGCTCGTACAAATATGCGTGAACTAATTAATAATGGCAACAGAGCAATGACAGAACTGGCATCAGTTGCAAATCAATCAGAATCACCAAGAGCATATGAAGTCTTAGCCACAATGATGAAGAATTTGGCTGAGATGAACAAAGATTTACTAGAGTTACAGAAAAGAAAAAAAGAGCTTGCACCTCAATCTGAAACTAGTAAAGGAGTCAACATAGATAAGGCAGTGTTTGTTGGCTCCACTAACGAATTACTTAAAATGATTAAAGGAAATAAATAAAATTATGGAACAACTAATCGAACAGATGAAGGTTATTTTAGGTACAAACTTTGGTTTGTATTTCAAAGCACACACCTTTCATTGGAATGTAGAGGGTCCAGACTTTGCACAGTATCATGGTTTCTTAGGAGACTTTTATGATGCAGTGTTTGATCAGACCGATTCAATTGCCGAACATATTCGTGCGTTAAATTCATATGCACCAACAACACTTGCACGAATGATGGAACTGTCAAAGGTGCAAGACATTGTTGCCATACCTTCACCACTTATCATGATGTCTGAACTTGCTCAAGACAATGACAAGTATATCATGGAATTGCGTACAGGTATTGCACTTGCAGATGCGGCAGACGAACCTGCGGTAGGCAACTTCTTACAAGATATTCTTGATGCTCATCAGAAACATGGTTGGATGCTGAAGAGTTTCACACGTTAAATTATGGATGACGGATACCTTGGTAACGCCCGACTTAAAAGAGTCGGTGTTGAAATATCCTATACCGAAGAACAATTAAAAGAAATTGTAAAATGCACCGAAGATCCGGTGTATTTCATTCGCACCTACGTTAAGATTGTCAACGTAGATAAAGGCCTTGTGCCTTTTGATATGTGGCCATTTCAAGAAGATATGGTCACACAATTTCACAACAATCGTTTTGTCATTGCAAAGATGCCACGACAGGTTGGTAAAACAACTACGACTGTTGGTTACATGCTGTGGTCTGCACTGTTCAATGAAGAATTTGTAATTGGTATTCTGGCTAACAAACTTCAACTTGCACAAGACATTCTTGCCAAGATACAGAAAGCATATGAGTATCTACCCATGTGGCTTCAGCAAGGCATCATTAACTGGAACAAACGTTCAATTGAATTAGAAAACGGCTCAAAGATTTATGCGTATGCAACATCAGCAGCGGGTGTTCGAGGTGGTTCATACAATCTAATTTTTCTTGACGAATTTGCTTTTGTGCCACATAACATGGCAGTAGACTTTTTTACTTCTACTTACCCTGTTATTTCGTCTGGTAAAACATCTAAAGTAATCATTGTTTCTACACCGAACGGTCTGAATCTGTTCTATAAGATGTGGACGGATGCAATTGAAAATCGTTCACTATACAAAACACTTGAGATTCACTGGTCAATGGTACCAGGTCGTGATGAAAAGTGGAAAGAAGAAACAATACGAAATACTTCTGAAGAACAATTTCGTCAAGAATTTGAAACTGAATTTATTGGTTCTTCAGCAACACTGATTTCTGGTTCCAAACTGCGTTCATTGGCATTCTATGACCCGATGCGAATTGAAGATGACGGAAATCTGTTTATATACGAAGATCCACGCCCCGGACGTATCTACATTGCTACCGTAGACTGTTCGGAGGGTGTTGGTATGGACTATCACACTATCAATATTATTGATGCTACAGAAGCACCGTACAAACAAGTTGCAAGATACCGCAACAATAAGTTACCGTTATTGTTTTTACCCACAGCAATTTATGCTTTAGCCAATCGTTACAATCAAGCCTATGTGCTAATTGAAACAAACAATGTAGGTCAGCAAGTGGTAGATATTCTACATTATGACTTAGAGTATGAGAACATCTATAAGTTAGAGCATCATCACATCAAAGGCCAGAGCATATCTGCTGGTTTCAAACGCTCAGTGGCTTTTGGTGTAAAGACGACAAAATCAGTCAAGAAAATTGGTTGTGCCAACCTCAAGACATTGATTGAAAATGACAAACTTATCATAAATGACTTTGATACCATTGCCGAACTGAATACTTTTGTTCGAACGAGGGATACGTATGCTGCCGAAGAAGGTAATAACGATGATATCGTAATGGGTTTGGTGCTTTATGCTTGGCTGACGGCACAGACTTTCTTCAAAGATGAGACTAGAATTGATATCCGAAAGATTATGCTGGAAGAGCAGAATATGTTGGGAGAAGAAAGCGTATTACCGTTTGGTTTTATTGAAGACGGTCTGCGTAGAGAGATGGAAGTAGAAGATGGGGATATGTGGGAACCACCTGCGGGTTATTTATCATCAAGTTTATAAAAAACTAAATACACCATAAAAAGAATATTGACCCAACAATAAAAGGAGAAATCCAATGGCATTTCAATTATCACCTGGAGTGAATGTATCAGAGATTGATCTGACTACAGTTATTCCTTCAGTTGTCACTTCCGCTGGCGCTTTTTCAGGACCTTTTAATTGGGGACCATGTAGTGTAGTTACAACCATTGCCGACGAGGTTCGTTTAGCGGACACGTTTGGTAAACCAGACAACAATAATTATGAATATTGGTTCTCCGCAGCGAATTTCCTGGCGTATGGCAACAATCTAAAAGTCGTTCGTGCCCTTGCTAGTGGCGCAAATAACGCTAGTGCAAACGGCGGAGCAATTGTCGTTAAGAATGAGGATGACTGGAACGACAATCACAGCAATTATCCTGATGGCGCATACGGTGGATGGGTAGCACGTTGGCCAGGTGCTTTAGGTAATTCACTAAAAATTTCCATGGCAGATTTAGGAACATTTGCAACATGGCCTTACCGCACACAATTCAGCGCAAATACTGGAACATCGGAATACGTTGCAAACAAAGGCGGCGCAAACGATGAAGTTCACATCGTCGTTGTTGATGAAGATGGCTTGTGGACAGGTACAGCAGGTACAATTCTAGAAAAATATGCGTTCGTTTCAAAAGCATCGGATGCAAAAGATGATTCTGGCAACAGCAATTACTACAAGAATGTTATTTCAAACAGATCAAAATATGTATGGTGGGCTGCACATCCGGCAACAGCAAATCTAAGTGCTGGCACAGCATGGGGTTCTACTGCCAACGCTTCATCGTTTAAAACGACCACAGCAAACGTAGAATACTCTCTGTCAAATGGTGCAGACGGCGTAGTAGGCGCATCACAAATTAATTCTGGATGGGATTTGTTTAAAAATACAGAAGCGGTTGAAATCTCTTTATGTGTAACTGGCACAGGCAATAGCACAGTTGCTTCATATGTTGTTAGCAATATTGCTGAGGGACGTAAAGACTGCGTTGCATTCCTTTCTCCAGAAAAAGCAGACTGTGTTGATAATGCTGGTAATGAAGCAACGGATGTTGTGGCATATCGTGATACATTAACATCATCTTCATATGCAGTAATCGATTCAGGCTACAAATATCAGTACGATAAGTACAATGATGTTTATCGTTGGATTCCTCTTAACGGTGACATTGCCGGCGTATGTGTACGTACCGATACAGAACGTGATCCATGGTTCTCACCTGGTGGTATGAATCGTGGAGTAATTAAAAACATCATCAAACTTGCTTGGAATCCAACAAAAACAGAACGTGATACACTGTATCAAAAAGGTGTTAATCCTGTTGTTTCGTTCCCAGGTGAAGGCACAGTTCTATATGGTGACAAGACAATGTTGAGTAAGCCAAGCGCATTTGATCGTATCAATGTTCGCCGTTTGTTCATCACACTTGAAAAAGCAATTTCACGTGCAGCACGTTTCTCTCTGTTTGAGTTTAATGATCAGTTTACACGTGCCCAATTTGTTTCTTTAGTAGAGCCATTCCTGCGTGATGTCCAAGGTCGTCGTGGTATTACCGACTTCCGTGTGGTCTGTGATGACACGAACAACACACCAGGAGTTATTGATCGTAATGAATTTGTTGGTGACATTTACATTAAACCTGCTCGTTCGATTAACTTCATTCAACTTAACTTCGTTGCAGTACGTACGGGTGTAAGTTTCAGTGAAGTGGTAGGTACAGTCTAAATAAAGAGAAACAGGAGAAAATTAAATGGCATTTAACGTAAATCAGTTCCGTTCACAATTAACAGGTGACGGTGCCCGCCCAAATCTATTTGAGGTAAGTATGCCGTTTCCTGCGTTCTCATTACCAGGAAACGCACAAACAAAAATGACGTTCATGTGTAAGACAGCACAACTTCCAGGAGCAACTCTGGGCGTTGTGCCTGTTCAATACTTTGGTCGTGAATTAAAGTTTGTGGGTAATCGTACATTTGCTGATTGGACAGTAACAATCATTAATGACGAAGACTTTATTGTTCGTAATGCTTTCGAACGTTGGATGAATGGCATCAATAGCCATAATCTGAACATTCGTAACCCAGTTGCGACTACACCATTAGGATACACTGTTGATGGTGAAGTTACACAATTTGGCAAGTCGGGAAATTCAATCAAGAAATATAAATTTGTTGGTTTGTTTCCTTCTGACATCACTCCAATTGATGTTGATTGGGGTTCAAATGATACTATTGAAGAGTTTTCAGTGACTCTCACCTATCAGTGGTGGGAATCAGTTGAAAACGGCGTAGTCTAAGAGTAGGGCTTTTGCCCTACTTTTATTACAGGATGATACTTAATGGCAATTAAACTTTTCGGCTTTACAATAGGCTCGAAGGATGTCGTCAAGGCTGAAAAGCCTGAACAGGCATCCTTTGCGCTGCCTTCCGCAACCGTAGATGATGGTGCGGTTACCGTTACGCAAAATGCTTACTACGGTACCTATGTTGATCTTGAAGGTTCTGTTCGAAACGAAATAGAACTCATCACACGTTATCGTGAGATGTCAAATCATCCAGAGTGTCAAATGGCAATTGATGAAATCGTCAATGAAGCCATCACACATGACGATCAAGGTAAAGTTGTTGATATTGTTCTAGACAATCTCAAACAACCAGAAACAATCAAGAAAAAAATTATCGAAGAGTTCAACACGGTATTAAAGATGTTGAACTTTAGTAATTTGGCTGACGATGTTTTTAAACGTTGGTATATTGATGGTCGTGTATTTTATCATATCGTAGTCAACGACAAGAATCCAAAAGAAGGTATTCAAGAACTTAGATACATTGATCCACGCAAGATCCGTAAAGTGCGTGAGATTAAAAAAGATCGTGATCCAAAAACAGGAGCAATGATTGTTGTATCGGTTGCTGAATACTATGTCTATAATGACCGTGGTACAACAACTCAAACATTTACTTCAAATGTAGGTCAAGGTATTCGTATTGCACCAGATGCAATCATCAACGTCAACTCTGGCTTGATGGATGCTAAGAATACATTTGTTATCTCATATCTACACAAAGCAATCAAGCCACTCAATCAACTTAGAATGATTGAAGATGCGATTGTTATCTACCGCATTTCACGTGCGCCAGAACGCCGTATCTTTTACATTGATGTAGGTAACTTGCCACGTGGTAAAGCAGAACAATACCTACGTGACATCATGATCAAGTATCGTAACAAGTTGGTGTATGATGCCAACACCGGTGAGATTCGTGACGAACGTAAGCACATGTCTATGCTGGAAGATTTCTGGTTACCACGCCGTGAAGGTGGTAAAGGTACAGAGATTACCACATTGCCTGCAGGTCAAAACTTAGGTGAGTTAGAAGATGTCAAGTATTTTCAAAAGAAACTATTACAATCTTTAAACGTACCTTATTCACGCCTTGAATCACAAGAAGGTGGTTTAGCAGGTCTTGGCCGTTCACAAGAAGTTACCCGTGATGAATTAAAGTTTGCTAAGTTTGTTGTACGTCTGCGTAATAAATTCTCACAAATTTTTGATGAAGCACTTAAAGTACAATTGGTACTCAAAGGTATTTGTACACGTGAGGAGTGGGATAATTTTAAAGAAGATATCTACTACGACTTCCGTAAAGATAATAACTTTACTGAACTTCGTGAAGCAGAATTATTACAAAACAGATTGCAAATGGTAAGTCTGGTTGATCCATTTGTTGGTCGTTATTTCTCTAATAATTATGTAATGAACAAAGTTCTCATGATGACGGACGAAGAGATTGAGGCAATGCAAGCAGAAATACAAAAAGAGAAAGACACGTTGCCTGATGACATGCAAGGTCCTGTTTTAGGTGGTCCGCCACAAGGCGCTGCACCACAAGCAGAACCAGAAGACAATACGATTGAAAATACTGAAGAGCAGGAAGAATCGTTGACGCCTGGTTTGGATGATGAAGTGAGTAAATCGGTTGTCAGTATAAATAACAGACGCAAATAAGAAAGGTTATTATGGAATTAAAAGATATTATCAACAATATTGCAGCTGGTGATAGCGCAGCAGCAAAAGAAGGCATAGAAAATGTTTTATCCGCAAAAGCGTTCGATGCGCTCCAGGGCCGTAAGCAAGAAATCGCTTCTACTTTATTTGGCGGGAAAGAGCAAAACGACGAAGAAGTTACCGACAGTGAAGAAGCCGTAGAGCAAGAATGAAATCTTTACTCGAATTTAAATCTATCGTAGAAGAAGAAAAGCAGGACTACTCTAAGTTCGATGCACTTGTTCGTGCGGGCTTAGCCAATAAAGCACAACTGCAACGCATTCACAAAATTTTAGATAAGATGGGTGAAGAACGCCCACAGTTTAACAGTGCCGATCGTGAGATCATGCGTAATCTTTTCAATCGCATGGTAGATTTAGTTTCAAGTAAACAACTTTACGGTAAAGCAAAACAAGCCATTCGTGAAGATTTAGAAGAAGCAAGAATGGATAGCGTCGGTAGTTCTTATCCATTATTACCTGATCCACCCGCTGTGCTAGTTATCAAACGTAAAGCGGTAAGACTGTATCCAGATGGTACACGAATTGCAATGTACTGGAGTGATAAACTCAAAAGAGTTTTTAGTTTACCGTATGGTCCTGCCGTTGATCCAGTTGTACAAGCGGAAGAATACGTCAAAGAATTGATTGAGTCTGAAGAACTTTTACTGAATGATGGTAACATTATTAATCTAAACGAAGAAACAAAACAACAAATTATAAACACATACGGTCAGTTAGAAGAAGACAGCAAAGAAGTTTTTTGGCAGCAACTAACTGAATCTGTAGCAACGTTTGGAAAACTATATGAATTTTGTAGACTTAATTCTGCAAAATAAATTAGACGAAGCCAAAGAGTTAATCTTTGAACGTCTGAACGAAATTGCTTCTGTTCGCATGGAAGAAGCAAAGCCGTACATTGTTGATGCAATGTTTGAAGAGATTGAAGTTGACGAAGAAGTGTTGGAAGAAGCGGCTAAGAAACGCAATCCAAACATTCAAAAAATGGGACGCATCACAAAAGTACGCCGTCGTATTCGTCGCAATAAAAAAGGTAAAATTATAGTTCAACGCAATGTAAAAAAATCTGGACTAAAAGGTTATCGCATTTCTGGTAATACAGTGAAACGCATACCAGCAACAGTAAGATTACGTAAAGCACGTTTGTTAAAACGTTCTTGGAAAACTACAAGAAAAAGTAAACTAAGACGCACATTGTTAAAAAGAAAGATGTCAATGCGCCGTCGTCAAGCAATGGGACTAAAATAAAATGCCATTTGAAATTACCAATACTCTAAGAGGCTCATCGATTGTTCGTGCAGTCGATGCAGGAACATATACTATCACTCTTAATAATTTAAGAGCGAATGCTACAACTGAAACTGTTACTGCTGCTGACATCAAACATGTTTTGTGGTCAACAAACGGCAGCGTTCGTATCACAAGAAACGGAGTGCCTCTCTTAGCACTGCTAAATGGCGGTGATATGGATTTTGATTCATATGGTTACTCAGTTGCCAATAATAATACCTCAAGCATTGTAATTGAAATCAATACAGGCGGTACAGTAATTTTACACCTTGCCAAGTATGCAACATACAATGTCGATCCATATACAGGAGTCAGTCTATAATGAAACTCATCAAAGAACATATTGAAAATGTAAGATATCTTACCGAAAAATCTGAAGACGGTAAAAAGAATCTTTACATTGAAGGCATATTTTTGGTTGGTGATACAGTCAATCGCAACAACCGTATGTACAAAATGGACACACTTCGTAGTGAAGTCGAACGATACAAACAAGAATATATTGATACAAATCGTGCGCTTGGCGAACTAGGACATCCAGATACACCATCACTGAATCTAGAACGTGTGTCACATAAAATTACAAGTTTGGTAGAGAATGGCAATACATTTGTCGGTAAAGCACTGATTATGGAAACACCATATGGTTTGATTGCTAAGAATCTAATCGAGTCTGGTGTCGGCCTTGGCGTTTCATCACGTGCTTTAGGTTCCGTCGTTATGACAAAAGAGGGTTATAATCTAGTACAAGATGACCTGCGACTTGCAACTGCTGCTGATATCGTTGCTGATCCTTCTGCTCCTGGCGCTTTCGTTCAGGGCATTATGGAGAACA